CTAAAGCCGGATGCTCACTTCCTCGCCAACCCGGAACACGAACCGGATCGCATCCTCACTAACCACAGCGTGGTCGATGAGTGCGCTCCACTGCGCAGGGTGAAACTCGCTCACTGGCTCCCCTGCCAGATCGCCTAGAGTTGTGGTGATGGCAGCGTGCTTGGCAGCGTTCGCTGCAATATCCGCTTCTAGGCTCGCTTTGCATGCGAGTATCTTACGGTAGGCAGTATCGAGCTCGGTGTACTTGTTTTGGTAGGCGTCTTGATCGAGCGCGCGTTGCTGATTCTCATTAATCAGCGCCTTGATCCGCTCGGTGAGCTCCACGAGTGTGGCCTGGCACGCTACGGTTTGTTCTTCCAAACGACTCGTATCAAACATGCCATCAAAAACCTGCGGCAGACAGCTGTGCCGTGACTGGCAGGCGATCAGTTGGTTGAGTGCTTGGACGAAGGCATTCTTGATTTGCTCGTCTTTCACCGTCGCGCTGCTGCAGGGATGTTCGTCTGTGTATTTGTGGTTGCATTGCCAGACCGTGTATTTGTATTTCGTGTTCGACGCCCACGTTTTACGCCCATACCATGCTCCACACTGAAAGCATTTGAGCCGGGTGGAGAACAAGCCGACTTTCGCCGTTGAAGTGTTGCCATGGCGGGTAGCTAGTTCGTATTGGACTTGATCCCAAATACGCGGAGCAATAATCGGGTCATGGTTGCCCGACACATAATATTGAGGCACTTCACCGGCGTTGACTTTCATACGTTTGGTTAAAAAATCAGTGGTGAACGTCTTTTGCAGGAGGGCGTCGCCCTTGTATTTCTCGTTGGACAAGATTGAGCGCACCGTGGAGGTTGACCACACTTCTTTCCCACGCGGGGTGAGAATCTTGCGGGCAGCGAGTTCGGTTTTGATCTCGCTGATCGCCATCCCGTCAAGGAAAAGTTGGTAGATCAACCTCACGGTTGGTGCCTGGGTCTCGTCGATGACGAGGTTGCCGTCCTCGCCTTTCTTGTATCCGAGCAGCGATTTGTAGGGCACCATAATCTTCCCATCGGCAAAACGCTTCCTGTGCCCCCAGGTCACGTTTTCGGAGATGGAGCGGGATTCTTCTTGCGCCAGGCTCGACATGATCGTGATGAGCAATTCGCCTTTGGCGTCAAAGGTGTAAATATTCTCCTTCTGAAAATACACTTCCACGCCTGCGTCTTTGAGCTTGCGTACGGTGGTGAGCGAGTCGACGGTGTTGCGTGCGAATCGGGAGACGGACTTGGTCAGGATCAGGTCGATTTTTCCTGCCAGGGCGTCATCGATCATGGTTTGGAATCCCTCACGGCGTTTCATGGAGGTGCCAGAGATCCCTTCATCGCAGTACATTCCCGCGAACTGCCAATCATTACGGGAGCGAATGTAGGTGGTGTAGTAGTCGATCTGTGCCTCATACGAGGAGGTTTGTTCTTCCATCTCGGTAGAGACGCGAGCGTAGGCGGCGACCCTTCTGCGTGCCGGTACCCCAGATGAGGCTGCGGCAGATCGAAGCTTCTTTGTTGCGGGTATCGCGGTGACGGTGCGGTTCATGCCAACCTCCCCTCACTGGTTAACCCCACTGGTGCCATGGTTCCATCCGCGAGGTGGAATGTGAGCTGATGCTCGAAGGCCTCGATCATCACGACCTGCTCGCCAACCGACACAGAGTCGAACCCTTGGGTGCCGAGCACGTCCGTGCAGGCGTGTTCGAGGAGACTTTCTCGCAGGTTGTGCCCACTACAGGGGTTTCCGTTCCCAATGCAGGCGCTCCAGCAGCGCCAAAACTTATACGAGGTTCCAGACTTGTAGGTGCGGGTTTTGCGTTGATAATTCTTCCCACACGCCGCGCAGCAGATCCGCCCGGTGAATACGCCCGTGTTCTTTGACGGGGTCCCAGCCGGGCCGATCTTACGCCTGTGCGCGATTTCTGCCTGCACCGCATCAAACATCACCTCATCAATGATTGGCGGGAGGGCTTGCTCAACCCAATATCGCGGCAGCTCCCCGTCATTGAGAGCACGTGTGGGTGCTTGGATCGCGGGGCGGTACATTTTCTGCAGCATTTGACAGCCCTTGTACCGCTCGTTTTCGAGCATGCGACGAAACACTGACCCGTAAAACCGTCCTCCACCGCGCGAACGCACACCTTGATCATTGAGCATGGTCGCGGTTTTCTCTGGGCTGATCCCATCGAGATAATTGGCAAACAGTAAGCGCACAATCTTGGCTTCTTCTTCGACGATGGTGAACTGGCCGTCTGCCCAGTGATAGCCGTAGATGACGAAGGAGTTTGTGCCACCGTTCTTGTACCGGTTACGGATTGCCCATTTGACGTTGTGGGATAGTGAACGGGATTCTTCTTGAGCAAAAGACGCCAACAAAGTCAACAACAGTTCCCCATCAACGCTCAAGGTGTCGATGCGTTCGCGTTCGAAGCGTATGGCCACACCAAGGTTTTTCAGTTCACGGACTGTAGCGAGCAGGTCGACAGTGTTACGGGCAAGGCGTGAGATCGATTTACACAACACAATATCAACACCGCCGTCCCTGGCGGTTTCCATCAGGTCGGCTAAGCCTTGCCGTGATTTCGTTGACGTACCCGTAATACCCTCGTCCGTGAACACACCGACGTAGGACCAGCCGGGCGTGGATTGGATCAGGCGCGAGTAATACGACACTTGCGCCGATAGGGATGCTAACTGCTCTGTGCCGTTGGTTGAGACCCTCGCGTATGCTGCTACGTTGACCAGTTTCGGGGCAGGCGGCCGAACCGGTGTCACCACACTGATGTGTGCCACGTTTTCTCCTTTCGCGTTAGGTCTATACACGCTCTAAAGGCGGTGTTTATCCAGTCGTTTTGCCCACAATCTGTGGTTGATAGATCGGGCTCCACGCCTGGAACAACAACCGGTGAGCACGCTGATACTCTGCGGGTGTGAGCACTCCTCGACCTGCCAGCATGCTCAAGATGTGAGCGTCCGTGATGAAGGCGAGTTCTCGGGCGAACACGTCAGGTTGGGCCAGTTGATCACTAGGAACGGCGAGCGTGTTCATGGTCGTCCGCCACGGGTGCCGAAGCGAGCACGTACATAGCAGGCGTGACAGCAAAACTTTTGACCTAGCTTGTCCACGATCGCGAAGCGGCGTCCGCAGTGCGTACAGGTCTGCTCGCGCACCGGCTCGGTTTTCTGTCGATGCCGCCACGCTTTATGCTTGCAGGCGGGCGAGCAAAACCGAGCCCGAGCTGCTCCCTGTATAGGGCTGGCACACCAGTGGCATACCTGCCAGGCCATCACCGGAGCGGCGTCAAGGTTTCGGCTGGTGCAGTACGAGCGGACCTGGTCACGAGTCAGGGCGCAAAACTCGGCAATCGCTTTATACCCCCAGCCCGCCGTGCGCAGGTTACGAATACGTTGTTCATCAAGATCATTCACAGTGGGGTCACTCCCTTCACCCCACTGCCGACAAACCCCCGATTGTTAAATCCGTCCATGAAACGACGAAAAGCCCCGCCACCACCGGCTCCCCGAGGATTGGGAAGTCACAGTGGTGACGGGGCTCAGTCACTTCGACGTGGCGCGGGTGTTTAGTAGCCGAGCTTGGCGTTCACTCGCGCCTGCACGGCATTGTAGAGGTTTCCGAGGCGGCGCTTACGTTCCTCACCATTGCCATAGTCGCCACGGATCACGGCGTCGGCGAGGGCATCAATGTTGGGTCCGGCAGGATTGGCAGCAGGCGCACGGCCCGCGAGCTTTTCGTTTACGCGCTGCTGGACGGCGGTGTAGTTGGCTCCGAGTCGACGTTTACGTTCTTCACCGTTGCCGTATTCACCGCGGATTACCGCGTCAGCCAACGCGTCAATATTCGGTGCCACAGGAGCAGGTGCAGGATTCGGAGCTGGTGCAGGAGCTGGTGCTGGCGTGTTGCCTGTCATTTGGTCGTACCAGTACTGGGCGCGTGCCATGTAGGTGGCATGCTGGGAACCAGCAAGCGATGCTGGGCAGGAGGTGGCAGAAAAGTCTTTGTGCCCGAAGACGTTTTTACCCCAGACTGGACGTCCAAGACCGTAGAACTTACAGATTGCGGCGACGAGGTGTGCTCCATTGTCGAGGCACGCCTCGGATACAGACCAAGGATCGGAAGAAACATCTGCGTGTTCAATACTAATGGAGGTGGTGTTAGCGTCCCAGTTTCCTGCATGCCATGCAGTATCGCGATCCCATACGAGCTGGCCTATGCGTCCGTCGGTTTGGACTTGGTAGTGGGCTGAGGCTGGGCGGGTTTGCCACACGTCGTAGCAGCCTTTAATGGTGAGGTTGCCTGCGTTGTGGTGGATGATGACCTTATCGATCCGCCGCCCGTTACGCCCTGGCGTGTAGTGTTTGTTCATGATGAGGTCGATATCAGCCTCAAGCGTGTTCCAATTCTTCATGACTGGTTCTCCTTTTCTGTTGGGTTGTTAGCGGTTGAGGGTTTGGTTAGTGGGGGTCTGGTTTCGGCTCGGTTAGCGATCGCATCGAGCGCCCCACGCATCTGCGCCGGGACAGGCAGGCCGAGTCGGGTGGCATTTTCGATTAGGGAGATGCCTTCGTTGGATAGGTAGAAGAAAATGACCGCCGCCCGTAGCACTCCTGGGGTGTCGAGGACGTGGACGTCGATCAGGTGGGCGAGGCCGACGAGGGTGAAGATGAGAATCTTGCGGCTGATACCCCTAAAGCCCACCGAGCTGGAGAGGCGGCGCTCGTTGATGGCTGCCAGGACGCCGGTGATGTAGTCAGCGATAGCGAAGATGATCAACGCGTAGACGAGGCCGTCGAGGCCTCCAAGGTAGGCGGCGAGCCACGCACCGATACCGGCGATTGTGGTTTGGGTGGCGTGCCAGATGGCGTGTAGAGACATGAGAGTTTTCCTTATCTATTGGGCATAAAAAATTGCCTACACCCACATCGGGTGAAGGCAACAAAGAATCCGGCGTCGCAGCGACTTACATGGTCGGGTCGGTGAGCACTTCCAGAATTGGCATGGTTAGGTCGAGTGAAGCGCTTGCTGGCTCTAGGATCGCAGTAGTTTGAACGTCATCTGCTGGTAGTGCGGGCGTGGCATCAGATTCGACCGGGACGATCGGCAACTGCACCTCATCTGGTGATGACTCATCGACGGAAACTTCGGTCAGTTCTGTGTCCTTTTCTTCCTTGGCCTTCATTGGTTGTCCTTGGCAATGGCGTCGTAGAGGACGTCGTAGGCTTCGGCTGCCACGCCAGAAAGCTCACCCTCGTACCCGTCCAGAAGCTGGCGGATGTCTGCTTCGTGGCCGTCGTAGGTCGGGCCAGAGACTTCAGCGACCGAGGCGAGTAGTGCTTGGCGGGCATCGAGGAACTCACCAGCTTTCTCGGGGTTGGCGAGGGCGAAGGTTCCGTCTTCTGCGAATACTGGGCGGCCGTGCTCGTCGAGCGTGGCGTAGGCGGTGACGAGGTCGTATTCGTCTTCCCCGAACCGGGCAATCGCCTCCTTCACCAAGGTGAGCAGTTTCGAGCGGGCACGAGACTGTGCGGTCTTCAAGGGCATGCTGGTGAGTAGCTCTGCGATAGGTTGGAGGTGTTGGTTGGCGATCATGATTTCCATGGATGTTTCCTTTCCTTATGCGAGGTTGGTAGACATGGTAGATAGGCCGGTGTTGGAGTAGTACTGCCAAGTAATGTTTGTTCCTGAGCGTGAAATGGTGGTGATCCATCCGTGGTTAAGGAGCGAGATCAGTGAATTCACTCGGCTCATCAAATCCTTGGTGCGATCGAACAGGCGGGTCATGTTGTAATACGAACCGTTGGTGACGACCATCAGGTCGTAGGTGTGGAAGACGATTTTCGACAGCCCGCTTTGTCCCACCCAGCCCGAGTGCGTGCCGCTGCCTGTGAGCGTGCAGTCTTGCAAGGTGACGTAGCGTGAACCGGTGGTGTAGAACTTATACCCACCAGTACGCAGGTCGGAGCCGAGGTGGATTCCGGCTTTGCCGTAAAACAAGCCTTTCGGGTCAAGGGTCAGGCACGTGTAGTAGTTGCCGCCTTCGGTGTCTTGGTAGGTCCAGGCAACGTAGTCGCCTTTATAGGCGAGCTGGCCTACGATGCCTTGCACATCGGGCTTGTCCTTATGGGCTCTGCGTGCGAACTCGCCGATATAGCGGGTGCCGTACCAAAACTGCATCCCAGCACTCGTGATCTTGCCTTCCAGCGTGTCCCCGTTATACCAAGCGATTTGATATGGGCTAATCCTGATAGATTGCCTCCAGTCTGCCAGCCCTACTTGGATTGCGTTAGTAGAAAGCTTGTCGCCTGTAATCGACCTAGCGGCGATCCTGCCTGCGTTGAGATAGCCGGTGGTGATCTTGCCAGCATCCAGCGAAGCGATCTTCGCGCTCGTGACCGCAGCGTTTTTAATCATCGCATTAGTAATAAACCCGTTAGCGATCGTGAGCTTATCAGAGGTAATACTTCCTGCAGCGATCCTAGCTGCGGCAAGAGTACCACTAGTGATTTTACCGGCTGACAGGGAGCCGATTTTCGCGTCGGTGATCGCGGCGTTCGCGATCATCGCGTTCGTAATAAACCCGTTGGCGATTGTGAGCTTGTCGGAGGTGATTGATCCAGCCTGAATGCGTGCCGCTGCCAGGTAGCCGGTGGTGATTTTCGCGGCGGACAGTGAGCTGATTTTCGCATCTGTGATTGAAGTGTTGGCGATGTGTGCGGTGCCGATTGCGGCATCTGCGATGTGTGCTTGGCTGATCGCTTTCGACCCGATCATCGCAGCCCCAACTGGTGTTGGTTCCCATTGGTTGTGGGAGAGAATATATTGGCGGGCGATCACTCCGTCTACGCGCACTTGCCACAGCGCGCCCTCTGGCCTGCTGGTCGCGTCCGCCACAGTCGGATCGAGGCTCGCAACCGTGAGCCGTCCATCCGAGGTAACCGCAATATCGTGGGCGTCTTGCGCCAACTGGATAGCACCAGCGGCAGCAGCCTTGGCCTCGTCGATCTCCATCTGCGCCGAAGCCATCTGAGTGGCGACAGCATCGGCGGCGGTTTGTGCGTCGTGTGCGGCGGCGAGGGCGTGGCCGACTTGCGTGCGGGCGGCGTCGAGTTCGGCCTGCACCTGTGCATGGTTCAGATCGGTGGCGAGGGCGACCCAGCCTGGTTGCCCAGTGTCAGTGAGCTGGTAGATCCAGATTTCGGTTGTCTCACCATTGCTTTTAAACCATGTGTCACCTAGTTGAGCTTTCTCAGGTTGGGCGCTGCCGTAGTGGTTGGTGTTTTTCCCATCCGCACTAGCCAACGCAAACCCTGCCACATCCGATGCCGATACCGCCGTGCTCATCGCAGACTTCACTTGCTGGGTGACGGAGGTGAACTTCCGAGCAGCAGAGCCGAGTTCGACCGAAATATAGTTACATGTGAGCGGGTTGTATTCGTATGCCACCACCCGCGCCGTGAGCGCAATCCCAAGATCGCCGTGGCGGACGGTCACGGTGTCGCCAATTTCGACGGTTTCGAGCTGGGCGAGGTCTGCGTATTCCTTGATGGTGGCGAGGTCGACGAACCGCACCTTATACGACCCAGACGGCTCATCCACATGCTTGACGCTAAATTCTGCTGCCGCGAGACGGCGCAGCTGCGCGTGTGCCTGATCGAGTGGAAGTTCGCTCTCACGTGGATTGTCAGTGTCGGTGATGGCTTTAACCTGCCCGTAGCGGATGACGCGGATGCGTGGCACCACATAATCACCCAGTCTCGAGCTATCAACATACAGTTCAGGCAAAAGTAGCCCATCATAACCGACTGGCAAAATCCGCGTCATCACCGTCGAAAAATCAATAGTCGATTCAAACCCGGTGAGATTCTTCCGCTCACGGATAACCATCCCATGATCAGCTCCACGCCGTGGGGTGTGGTGGATCAGCCAATTATCGCGGGCCAGTTCACCACCCCAACGCGAAGCAAACGAATTATCCTCACCCGCATCCATCAAAGCTTGGGCGACGGGCATGCGCACCATCCGCGCCGACGAGCGCGTCACCGTATCCGAGGATGTCGCAGTGAAACCGTGTTTGGTGTTCGCCGCGCCAAGAATCTGGGTCAGTGCGTCTTTCGCAGTCTTGTTGACAACGTAGGTGTCGGCGACCAAATTCGCAGCCAGATCATAGAAGACGTGAAACGCGCTCACCTCGAGCAAGCCGTCAAGGGTGGTAGTAACCTCGCTAATCCGAAAACCCTGACGTTGCTCCAGCCCTGGCACGGGCGCTGCCACAATGTTCTCAAGTACGAGGTGCTGTGCTGCAGGCCCATCTGCCGGATAGGTGAAGATCAGTGAGAATTCACCGCCAAGCTCTTCGCTCACGATCGGGTTGATAATCTCCCGGTCGAGCACGCCGAGTCCGGTGGTGGTGAAAATAGTGCTAGTGCGGGCATGAACTGTAATCATTGAAGACCCCTTTCCAAACAAGACAAGACGGCCAGCCAGTGCACAAACGGCTCAAAAATAAATGCACAAATAGGGTGCGGACGTTTTTCCGTACCCCAAATGGCTTAGTTTAATTTGACGAAACACAGATAAATGCATGAGTAAGGATGATTTTAAAGACCCCGCCAATTCGGTATGATGACCACTTTTGATATGCCCGCGCCAAGAGTGATCTGATTTAAACCAGGTTTTAACACTGGGAACGATCCTGTTAACGCATCGGTCTGGACTTTCCCGTGGGCGTGTGCGACGAGGCGTTCGCTGTCGAGCGTGACGGAGCCTGCTGGCGAATTCACGTGATAGACGCGCGCATTGATCGTCAAAGACAACGCTCCGGTGCCAGTAACGGTGATGATCGGATCAGCATCCAACAGGCTAGGGTTGGTGAGCGTCCCCGACTCCAACATCGTTACGGGCTTCAAGCCCTCAGACAAATAGCTGAAGGGCTGGCAGGTGAGCCACGCAGTGAAGAACCCCCACCCCGACAACTCCCTCCGAAGTTCGCTCACTTCGCAGTGCTTAACCTTGCGGTAAACACCAGGATCGGCAGTGAACGCGATCGTAGAAGCATTCGTGAGCTCGTAGACGGCTTTCCTGTAGTTCTCGAGCCTGTCGCGGATAGGAATCGCAAGCTCAAGCTCAAATTCAGCGTCCTCCCAGCCCGTGAACCTGGTCAACGTGCCTGCACGGCCTTCGACCTTAATATCGTCAACAGCTCTTATTGCAACTGGCAGCGCGACTGGTGCGGTAAGCCGCAGCCCAAGCGAAGCCGAAGTGGTCTGGTCGCCCAGGGTGAAGCCGTACATTAGTAGCCTCCTGCCATCACGGCCTGTCTGCGGTCAAGGCGTGCAAGTTGTTTGTCGAGAGCGGGTGCGAGTTTGCCTACCAGCGTCCCATCCGAGAGCGTCACGCTGATGTCCAGTGAGGACAGGATACGTTTCGCAGTCGCATCCACAATCCCAGCCACATCCACACGCTCATTCGCGCTCTCACTGCTTCGCTGAGATACAGCCTTGGGTTGCGGGGTAAGATCAACACTCGGCACTTGCAGATCTGTAACCGCGTCGATCGGGACACTCAGCCCGTTTCCAAGGTCAGCGAATGCGTCCATCGTGTCCTTAGCCAAACCAGTAGCAGCGCTGATGGCTTTGTTCCCATCGGTTTTGATGGAGCCTGCTAGGCCTTCGACGAGCATCCGTCCAGCCCAAGCCATCTTCCGAGAAGGACTGTGGATACCGAAAAAGCCGGTGATCGAGTCCCAAATCCCGCGTGCCCAATTCGAGACCCGATTCCACAACCAGCCCGCCAAGCCTTGGATACCGTTCCACAGGCCGTAAACCAGGTTCTTACCCGCATCAGCCATCGCTGAAACACCCTGCCCGACCGCGCGGACGATACCAGAAATAATTGCTGGAATATTTGACACGATGGTTGAGATGATTCGAGGCATCGCCCGAACCAGCGCGGTAAGTAAATGAATACCAGCTTGGACGAGTTGCGGGATCGCCCCACCAATAGCAGAGACAATCGCGGCAATGATCTGCGGCAAGGCTGCCACGATCGTCGTGATGATTTGCGGTAGTGCGTCAATCAACGCGGTCAACAGTTGGATACCAGCGTCGATAAGCTGCGGGATAGCACCGACCACGCCGGACACGATAGCGGTAATAATCTGCGGCAAAGCAGCCACAATCGAAGTGATAATCTGCGGCATAGCCCCAATCAACGCAGTGAGCAGTTGGATTCCTGCTTCGATGATTTGCGGGATCGCACCCACAAGAAACGTGACAATCCCAGTGATGATCTGCGGCAATGCTTCAATAATCACAGGGATCGCTGCGATCAGACCTTCTGCAAGTCCAGTAATCAACTGTAGTGCCGCGTCCAACAAAAGCGGCAAATTATCCACCAAACCCTGCACGAGCGCCACAAGCATCTGCACCGCCGCTGGAACAAGCTCCGGTAAGGCTTCACCAATCCCAGAAACCAAAGTGGCAATAATCTGTATCGCCGCCTCCAACAAGGACGGGAGAGCTTCGATAATGGCTTCCACTAACGCAACAATCAACGTCACCGCCGTCTTGGCTACTTGTGGGAGGACTTCAATAATCCCTTCGAGCAGTGCGGTGAGGATAGACATGCCGGTTTCAACCACCATCGGTAACTGGTCAGCAATAAACCCGAGAGCCTCCTGTAAGACTTGACCGAGGATGTCGATGAGGGCGGGTGTGCCGCCTTCTTCAAACGCTGCGGTCAGTTCATCAATCCACCCGTTCACCATCGGTAACACCGACCCAGCCAGAGTATCACTCAGTCCGCCAGCTAGCACGACTTTGAGGTTTTCCACCCCGTCGTGCATTGTCGCAAGCTGACCAGAAAACGTTTTGGATTGGGCGTCCATAGCCCCGTAAAACCTGCCACCCTCGCTCGTAGCCGAAGCGAACGCGTCCGCGACCATATCCGCAAATATAGCACCCTTGGCCATCTCTTCTTTCAACTCACCAATCGACTTGCCAGTCTTACGCGAGATTTCCTCGAGCGGGTTAAATCCAGCGTTAATCATCTGCAACAAGTCCTGACCCGTAAGCTTGCCAGTCGAAGACATTTGAGCGAAGGCGAGCGTCAAAGACTCCATCTTCACTGCATCCCCCTGGGAAATATCACCGATCTCATTCAAGTGTTTCTTCGCATCCTCCAACGACATGCCAAACGAGAGCAGGGTTTGCATGTTGGAAGCTAAATCCTGCATACCAAACGGAGTCTTCGCCGCCTGAACCTTCAAATCATTAACCAGCTGTTGAGCCTTCGCCTGATCGCCGAGCATCGTCGTAAAGCTTGTGGAGTATTGCTCCATGCGAGCGTTATACTCCACGCCCTCTTTAAGGGCACCTGCCATGCCACGCCCAATAGAAGCGATCGCATGCCCAATACCTTTCACGCCTGCGATGATCGCTTCAGAAGCAAGGTTGGCTTTGAGCACGTCACCGAAAACACGGGTCTTACCGGAAGTGGAATCCATCTCGTTGCCGAGATCATCGACCGCCCCTTCGAGCCTGCCCGCATCTTTTGCCGCCCCTTTGGCATCATCGCCCGCATCGTCAGCCTCGTCCCCAAAATCCGACAGGGCATCATTATTCGATTTGAGTTCACCCTCGAGCTGGTTGAGCTGCGCGCCCGCGTTATTAAGCTGGATCTGCCAATTCTTCGTCCGAGCATCATTCTCCCCAAACGAGGAAGCGCTGTTTTCAAGCGCCGCACGCAAAGTCTCAATCTTAGCTTTCTGCGCCTCAATCTCTTTACCCAACACTTGGTTACGGGCGGTGAGAGCTTCAGCGGACTTGTCGTTCTTATCAAACGAGGACGCCACCAGCTTCATCTCGCTGCCAAGCACCCGCATTTCACGGTTAATCTCGGTGATCGCGCGCTTAAACTCACGCTCACCCTCCAAACCAATCTTCAAACCAAAACTGGAATCAGCCATAAGTCTGTATTCCCTACATAGATAAATAAAAACAATGACGGATACGAATGTATTTATGTGCTTTTAGGAGGTTTCCTATAATCCTGGGTTAAGTAAACAGTTATCTAGTTTTCCTCAATGAAAGATGTAGGTATGAAAAAGTCAATCATCAGAAGTATTGGATTCACTGTGGCTCTCGCTCTTACTACTAGCACAGGAACAGCATTAGCAGCAGAGAATTCCTCGCTTACGAATTCGGATTTCGCATTCAGTTCAATCATGCACACGCACAATTCCAATGTTGTTGTGACAGCTCAAGGGGTTTCTATAAATGGTGTTTTCTACACACAACAAGAGTTTCGCAGTGCTCTCGATCAGGCAGTAATGTTGTGTTCCACTTATAACTCTGGGATCATGCCAAGAGCAGCGGTTGCTGCTCTTCCAGGTCTCTATTTTATTCCAGGTATTGGGCAAGTAGCCATCGCAGCAACAGGAGCTATTGTTGTTGCAGGAGTGACCATTTCAGTTGGTAGTTGGTTATGGAATACTATTACGTCATGGCTAGCTGATTCACATTCACAATCTATAGCTCGTATTCGGGCTTCTATCCCTTCTCAGCTAAAGAAATCTAACGGTGATGTGAATCTTGGGAAATTTACTAAGAAGCAAAAGGGACGTCAAGAATGGAAGGCTGATAATGGCTGGAGCATTGACAAAGATACAGCAGGACACGGTGGAAGGAAATGGAAGTTAAAGAACAAACAGGGTAAGAGAGTTGCATCTCTAGGCGAGAATGGCGAGGTACTTGGTGACTAGTAATGAGGAAACTGATAGGATGAACGATTTTCTAAGTCATATTGACCAGATCCAAGAAAGTTCATCGTGGCATGTGTTGGACTTCATCCCTTTTCAGCCCAAAAATCCAGATTTTCTTCACTATGAACAATTCTTAGAAACAGGTAACTATGTGCAGGACTTTGCTCGTCGAATTTGTTTCATTTCTTTGACTCTGATAGCTGAATATGAGGCAAAGCTTTACCTTACTGAGAATGAGACTTTCTTTAAGCTTCATCCAGATCTTAAACCGCTCCATAATATACGTGAGCTTCCGTATCAAAAGTTAGATGAGATTATAAAGGAAGTAATCGTTAATGATCTATCATCATTACAAATTTTTTTCACAGATGAAAATGTTCTACTAAGCATTGATGGAGCACTTCAGGTAACGCTCTACAACGCTTGTGGTAGTTTCCTCGAGACATTACGTCTACTTGTTCAACAAAACGGTCTTTTCCTCAAGTGTCATAACGGAAGTGACATCAAAATTTCCTAGATTCCAGCGGGAATCACGTCGTCGATGAACCATTGACGCAGCGGCTGCGCTCTGCCGGTTTCTAACCGCCAACAGTCGACGAGATCCAAAAGTTCGCCGAACACGGTCAGACCCACCTCCACGCGTGTCATGTGGAGGTGGGCTATGCCAATATAGGTAAGCCGTGTGAACACAGCATGGTCGTTTTCGACTATGCGTCCGCCACTGGTGCTTTTGGGACTGGCTCGGTGAGCACATCACGCCTAGTGCCTCGCTGTAAAGCCTCAGCGATTGCGCTACGATAGTCTGCCAGATCGGCAGGGACGGTGAGCAGTTCGACCTCGTCCTCGCTCAATTCTGGGCGTTTATCATCAGGGTGATGGTGGTTGTGGATCTGAACTGATTGGTTGGCCAGTAGCGTGATCAACCAAATCACCTCACCTAATGTTTTACCCAGGTCCTCGGAGGTTTCGAGGGTGTCGCCTAAATGTTCGAGCCCGCCATAGCGCTCGGCGATCAGCCTAGTGGCTTTCGTCGTAAGCACAAGCTCGTAGTCCTCCCCGCCGATGCTGACGGTTGCAGAGCGCCTCGGTTCAACAACAGAGTTTTTCTTTTTGGTGGTCATCGTTTAATGTTCCTTGCTTGTTAGTTTTTGGCAGGCTCGTAGACTTGGTTGTACCAGTTGGTAATCGTTTCTTGTTTCACACCAGTCCCACCCTCGAGCACTTCAGCTTTCCACGGATGCCGCCCCTTACTATCGGGTTTGTTACGCCGTAGAATCGTGCCCTCAATCGAGGGTGTGGAGAACGTGATCGAGTCGGCTTTGGTGGCCAGCGTTTCGGTGGGCAGGGCAAACTTAACCCGATAAAGCCAGAAATATTGATACTTCCCGTTGGAGCGTGCGGCGCGGAAGCCGATCGCCACCGGGCTGCCGCCGTCTTCGGAGGCGGAGATGAGGACGCCGTTAGAATCCACGCTCGCACCCGTCAAGGCGGCCGCTGCTTCACCACCCAGATCGTCAATACCGAGGGTGAGGGTGCCGGATTTGAATTCTTTCACGATCTCACTTGGCCCGTCATCGGCATAGAGGATTGCTTCAGCCACCTCGACGGAGAGTTCTGCGGAGATAGCTTTGGCCAGCGGTTTGGGTTTGGCGTAGGTTTCCTCACCCGTATCGGGGTTTTCGGTGATGGTGGCGTAGTAGAGTTTGTCTAAACCAATCGTTGCCATGGGTGTGTTCCTTTCAGAGTGTGTGGTGGGCCGCGACGTCTATCGCGTAATGGTGGAATCCGGTGTTGGTTTCGAAGCCGACATACCGGCGTGCTGTGATGGTTAGTCCTGCGTCGAGCAGTGCGCGGGTAATCCGGTTGCGCAGGTCGAGATAATTGCTGCGTGTGAATAAAGCGAGGCGGACTTCTTCGATCTCAACGCTGGGCTGGTTGTCGGCGAACACGTCTAACACGTCAGCCAGTGGTGTTGTTACCAGATACGTATCTGGTGCTGGTGTTGTAGTAAACAAGCCGATTTCGAATGGTAGGTCGAGCTTGTCAGCAATATTCGTGAGCTGTTCTAGTAATGCGGTCATTGTCTCACCTGCTCGATCCGCGCCGTGAGCGTCGTTTTCATAGCCTCGATCGCACCACGCCTGGTTTGTGCCCTGGTGGGTGCAAGGAATGGGCGTGCAGGCTGATTAGACCGGCCGTGTTCGAGGACGTTGGCGATCAACGCATTCGCTTTGCTGTCACGCCGGTTTTCAGCGAAGCCGACCTTAATATTGTGATCACCTCGACTGTTCACCTTCACGCTCGTTGTGCCCAGTGCTGCGAGTAGTTGCCCTGTCGAGCGTGATGTCTGTTTGGTGTTCCGGCCGATTACGCTCGTGAGGTTTGCTCGCATACGCGGCTCGACTACGGCGGCTCCCGCCTTGAGTACCTCATCAGCTGAATACTCCAGTACACGGCTGGCGGCGTTGAGGGAGTCAATGAACGCGTTCGGCAAGCGGATCTGCACTCGAGCCATTAGTTGCTCCCTTCAGGGCTGGTGTGGTGAGCAAGAATCTCAACATACCTGCCGATCACTTCGACCGTGTCGATCACATACCGCCCGTCTGGGCTACTGATCTGCATATCCGTCGTGACGGGCAGGTTTGGGAGGTTGCGGATGCGGAAGAGGACGTCAGCCTGTGAGTACGCTGCCCGGTTCACCCACGCAGCACTCGCGTGCCGCACCTCGACCTGCGCCCGCACGGTTGCCCGCACTTCATCGCGTGTGGTGGTGAACCCTGCCTTATCACGCACCGTAACCGGGGTGATGAGGTCGATCGTGGTGCGCATGGATCCAAGAGAAGCCATGAATGTTCCTTTTCTTAGACTTTCCATTCACGATCCAGACGCAGCAGGTTGTTCACCGCGTTCCACACCGCTTTAGCGGCATCCGGTTTATCTGCCCAAAAGCCTGCCGTCGAACCATCACGCGACTCATAGAAATGGGAGGCGAGCATGACAATGCCCTGCCTGGTTGCCCCAGACATCTCGTGTGTTCCGTAGTGGTTTTCAGGCAGGTGCTGGAAAGCGCAGGCGTAGGAGGTGGCCGCATTGATCAACGCAGCAATCAGTCTGTCGTCATCATCGAAGCCGATGAGCAGATTCGCCTTCACCTGATCGATAAGCTCTGTTGTGGTCATTGCGGCCACCTCCTCTCCATGTGCGGGGTTTGTTATGCTCCGGCCTTCTGGGTCAGCAGCTTGACTGCTTCGGGTAGGACGAGCTTGCCGTCCAGACGCTGGGAAGCCAGGAATCCGACCTGCCCGGTGGTGGCGAACAATTCGTTGAGCCGCTTAAACGAGCGGCCCTGTCGGTCGGCGATCCAGTAATACGACAAGTCACCGAAGGCCACCGTCGACGCACCAGCCTTAATCTCCGGAACAAACGTGGACGTATGGACCGGGCGGCCGAGAACCAGATCAGGGGTTCCTGCGGTCAGGGCTGGCTGCCACAAATACTGGCCATTACCATCCTTAAGCTTGCGCACGGTCTTGACGGTCGAATCGTTCATCAGCCACACCGCGTTCTTCCGATACGGGCCGCGCAGGCTATAGTGCAGGTCGATAAGCTCATCAGCCGTAATATCCGTTGCTTTAGCTGTGGTCACCGCCTTCTCACCACCGCCAGATGCAGTGAAGATGCCGGTGGGCTTACCCTTGCCATCCCCGGTGAGGAAGGCTTCTTCTTCAGCAGCGCCAATACGGCGAGCAAACTCCACAGCCAGATACTGCTCAACATTAAACGCCGCATCGTTGAGCAGCTCTTCGCTGATTTTGAGGAAGGTGCCGAGCTTAAACGCCGACAGTGTCACCTGGGTGAAGGCTTCGTCCGATTCGGTATAAGGCTTGCCCTCGTCCAACCAGCCTGCAGTGCCGTGCGTGGAAACCACGGGGATTTTACGGTCCCCGCTAGTGGTTTGGATAACCTTCGCCAAAGAACGCATGATGTTCTGATCCTCCAGTGAGGAGATCAGCGTGCGTTCAAACTCATCAGGCACCAAATATCCGCCTTCAGTGTCGACGCCTTCGGACAGGGCGTTGCGCACCTCCATCGGAGAAGCGTTGAGCCGCATCGCATCCCAAAACGCCCGTTTGTACGAGGCGGTTGCTCGAGGTGCAGTCGGCTTGGCTTCATCATCAGGGCTCATACCGGGCATGGAGGTGAGCGGCATGTTGGTTGCCTTGGCGAGGTCGGCGTCGCGGCGCAACGCGCGTTCAGAACGCGCGATCTCGTTAGTGAGTTGGTCGATCTCGGCTTCCATCTTCGCGTAAGCCTGATCATCTTCAGCAGATAGGCAACCTGTGCTGGTGTCGCGGCGCTCATCAAGGAAGGCCTTCGCCTTCTCCCAAACATCTGCGCGCTTGGTACGAAGGTCAGAAACAGAAAGTGAAGTAGACATGGATATTGGTCCTTTCAGTGGGGTTGATTGATCAATTCGGCGTACAAATCAAGAACCCGCCGACCAACAGGTGCAGCGGGTGTAGTGGTGGGGCGTGGTGGTCGCACAAGCTTCGACGACGACGGTGGTGATGTGGCGGTCAGGTGCGCGACGAGTTTTTGCTCGGCTGCTCGGCGTGAAAACACCGTGCCTTGTCCCACGTTCTTGGGTTGGAACGGAGGGCGCTTCGGCTCCTCGCCGTCGTCCTTGTCAGGCTCGTCAGGCGACTCCACATCGTCCTCATCGTCTTCTAGTTCTTCGTCCGGCTTAGCGTTGAAGGCCGGGCTACGTTCGCCGGTCAGGAGTTCGTCGGCGAAACCCATGTCAATCGCGGCCCGAGCATCCATCCAGGTCTCAGCGTCCATGAGCTTGGACAGCTTCGCCCGACTCAGGTTCGTCTTCTCCTGATATGCATTCAGAATCGATTCTTTAACCGAATCAAGCATGTTCATTGCACGTGCGAGTTCGTCCTTGTCACCGACCGCCATGGTGGCCGGGTTGTGAATCATCAACATCGACACGGGGCTCATGGCGACCTTCGTGGCGGCCATCGCGATCACGGACGCGGCGGATGCGGCGATGCCGTCGATATTGACGGTCACGTGGCCTGGGTAGTCGATGAGCATGTTGTAGATCTGCGCCGCAGCCACCACGTCCCCTCCGGGGCTGTTGAGCCAGATCGTCACCGGACCAGAACCGGCGTTCAGTTCTTGGGCGAAGATACTGGGTGTGATGTCGTCATCGAACCAGGATTCTTCAGCGATCGTGCCGCTGATACGCAAAACCCGGACACTTGTCGCGTCCGGGTCAGAATTGTTTGGCTCGGGGGTGAGCCAGTTCCAAAAACGTCTCATATCCTCCTCCTTAAGGGAAGCTCGTTACTCGAAGGTTCCTGGGCCAGTTCAGGCTCTGGTTCAGATGCGGTTGTCTGCGCGTAGGCTCCAGCAAGCCCGAGCGGGAGCATGTTCCCGTTCACCAAATAGAGGTCACCGCCTGCCTCGATGCTGATGCGGTCGAGGTTTTCTAACTCGCGGATATCGTTAGCGCTCATCCACCCGTTCTGCCGCGCCACCGCATACCCATCCATCCGCGACTTATAATCCCCACGCAGCAAGCCTTCAAGATTAAACTTCACATACACCTGTGGTTTCTCACGCTCAGCAAGGAGGGTTTTGCTGATGGCTTGTTCGAAGCGGATCACCCACGGATCCAGCGTGTACTTCACGAACTCGAGCGATTGCTGCTCAATATTGGAAAACGAGGATTTTTCGAGGTCGCCAATCATGTGCGGCGGAATACGGAAGATTCGAGCAATTTCGTTGATCTGAAACTTTCTCGTCTCCAAAAACTGGGCCTGCTCAGGTGAGACGCTGATGGGCGTGTATTTCATGCCCTCTTCCAGCACGGCGATCTTGTTGCCGTTCCTCGCTCCGCCGAACGTCGACTGCCATGATTCGCGGACGCGAGCTGGGTCTTTGATTGTTCCTGGATGCTCCAACACGCCACCGGGAGCCGCACCATTCGCGAAAAAGCTCGCACCATAATCCTCCGTCGCTTGAGCCAAGCCGATAGCGTTTTTTGCCATCGCAATCGGGCTGTAGCCGACCAGGCCGTCAAAACCCAACCCTGGAATATGTAACACTTCATGCGGTGACAGGCGTACAGTTTCGAACCTGCCACTTGGTTCATCCCATGTACGCTGATACTCATAATACAAACGACCTTGCTCATCTCTGCCCACGGTCATTCTGTTTGGCATCAGCGGATACAAGCCGATAACCTCATCACGACCATTACGAATCACCTGAGCAAACGCATTACCCCACAACAACAAGTGAGTCATCAACGTTTCACGGAACACGAAGGACGTCATCTCCAGGTTCGGCTCATCATGCAACAACCTATAGAGCGGATGATCGAGCGCCTTCACCTTCGCCCCATCAGCACTCTGCCGGTAAACATGCAACGGCAAACCCGCGACCGCCTCAGCCAAAATCCGCACACACGAATACACGGCAGTCAACTGCATCGCGCTACGCTCAGTCACCGGACGACCAGACGACGCAGCCCCGAAGAAAAAGCTATAACCCGAGCCAATCGCATGATCGTCAGATTTGCGAGCAGAGCTGCCACGCAGCCAATTCAGAAAACCCATTTCTCACCTCCTAGAAGAGCAGGCATGAAGATGGGCACCTGCCACAAGACAGATGCCCATCAGATATGAAAAATCGAACCTATAGAAAAATCTAGAAAAATAAGATCATCTATCAGAAACATCACGGTTCTTCGATGTTGCTTTCGAGCAGACCACCCCAGCAAGAGCCACTAAAAAACCAGCCAAGCACAAGAACTCGGCATGAGAAATATCCAGCCACAGAAGAACGATGCCAGCTATGCAAAGCAGCCAACCTGCCACATTGGTTACACGCATTTAATCCCCTATGTCACATACGTCCATTGCTGCTTCCCATCAATCAAGGTTCAATTCCTCTACCTTTTTTGTTATAACGTCCACATCTCAGTCTTCCGTTATCACCCGTTTAGCGGCCTCTGCGGTATTTCGCCACGCTTCACGCACTTCTTCATCATTCATTCCTGGTTCCCAAGACCTCAGTAAGGTAATAGAAACCAGCTCCACAGCTATTGCGAGCGCTGCCATGATTCCTGCCGACAACAGGGAGTTAAGTAGCGCGTACGACGAGGAGAAATAAGTAATTGCTAAAAGAAAAAGCTTCACAAAGATGGGTCGCCAACCACCTGGAGAATTATGTTTCTTTTTTCTTGCGTAATACTGATCAAATATGGTCGATAGTGTTTCGCAAACAACCACACTTACTCCCACAATAGTTATCAATAGATACACGGTCGCCTTGTGGGGTATCAGCCAAAACACAATGTTAGAGGCTATGAAAACACATATACCAATAATAAAACCAGTGATTATGTGCCCCCACCAGGCGTAAGAAAACGAGATGGGCTTCCAAGTCGTACTCATATCACTTCTCCGCTCTCACCCGAAGCAAGCGGAAATCACCCCATCGAATCCGAGAATCATCTCGAGAGCTTGGACACCTTCCTCGCCAATCTCAGCAAAAGCTGCTCCGCTTTTAATGGCTCTCCAAATGCCGCTTACACCACCCCAAATTTTCCGCGCTTCCTTCAGCCATTTGAGTATTTTGCCCACAGGAAGACCATATTGAACAATTACACTTGCTACCTCAGCACCGCACTGCCACCACGATGCTCGCGTAGCTATCCCTCCAACACGTATTCCGTTTAGCGCTCGAGAAAGCTCGGCTTCATAATTCGGCGTTGTCCTCGGGTTTGCATTCCTTAAGTTTTCTGGAACTCTCTCTAATGCCTGAATAAGACGGTCAAGTTCCGCGTCACTCAGCGAAGGTGAAATCGAGTTTAGGTTAACCGATGTCGAGACTGCTGGTGTCGAAACACCTCTACCGTTCCCCTCACTCACGCTAGCAGCAGCTACACCTGTACCCGCTAATCCGAGTGCCAAACTTACAGAGGCTCCAATGACCATATTGTGGATTTTCATTTTTTCTCCTTATTTGTCACGTTGTCGGCACCATGTCGGCAACCTCTGTTCCGCAGTAGCGTCGATGCTTACTGCAGGTAAAACAGTATTTGCGCAACAACTTTGTTGGCTAAATACTGTTATCTACAGTGTAGATATATCTCACATTATGTTGTCAAGAGAAAATTCTTTTTACAGTACGAGTAGTCCTCGTTGGTCGTAAACGCTTCCGGTTTCGGTTCCTTGTCCGCAGCGGATGGCGCGGTCGAGTGCCATGATTGTGGCGACGACGCCGTCGATCTTCTCAGTGTCTTTTGCTTGTCGGGCTTGATGTTGCCTGCCGGATCTTGGAGGATACGGACGTTATCTATTAACCAGACGTTACTGATATTTTATCTGGAAAATATCGAGCATCTTGTGCAAGACGAAAAAACCGAAAGGCTAACAATAATTAAAATTGTTACTATTGTTGAAACAATTTGCGCCCATCTTATATTTACATATATAGAAAAAGGGAACATGCAAAGCCCGCCGATTAACAAAACCGCTGCTGTTCTCATCCCCAAAAACTGTTGCCTCTTAAAACACATCACAAGCGCCAAAAGCCAACTGTAACTGAAAACAATAAAGGTGATTGACGCATTTTTAGCATACCCCAGAGCTAGATGCGTAGCTAGAGCGAACCAAACGGTGTAGACGATAGAAGTAAGAAAAATTCTCCAACTACCCACATTGTCCGCACCGTCTGATTCTGACCTTTGGCAGAACATATTTCCCCTATTTCACACTATCGCTTTCGAGAAGAGCCCCTGCAGCAGCCCCAAGACCAAACATTTTAAGCGCTTGTGCAATCACGGTCTTATGAGCGAGGATGGTTTTCACCAAACTTGCCTGCGTCGCACCAGGAACGCAACTGGAAGAAAATACTACTTTTGTTTCTCGGAGTCGTACTTTAAATACATGGTAACTGCGGGAAATACCACCGAGATCACCACAACTGCAGCCATATTCTCGTGCACTATGTCGTTAAAAAACTCAGAAGTCAAGGTACCAATAAAAAATAAGAGACCGATCAATGCTGTACATACAACCGCCTGTAAAACGTATCGGAGCTTCTGTGACATGAGAATCTTCCTCCCTCCCGTTTCACTACCGCGACCACGGAGTCGCACACCAAATAGCAGATGCAGCCAATGATGCAGCAAGACCTACAACGCCGCCTTTAATTGCATTTTTCCCTACAATTTTAACGATATAAAGAGCAGCTTCCTTCCAAAGTTGCCTTTCGATTAGCTTGGTAAAAGCTCCAGTAAATAATCCCGCAATAGCTCCAAGCCCTGTAACATCAATTACGCATTTTGTGTAATCGCTGGATCTAGTTTGAATAGCAGTATTATTGACAAATGGCTCGCCATTCAATCTTGCTGCTATCACTTCAAGATCCGCTTTATTGACATGCGACATATACCCCGCCTCAGTGACATACCAACGTCCTGCATCATTCTGAGACAAATATGTAGCAAAAATATTTTCTAGCTCTTGCGCAAGTTGCTCTAATTCCTGGCTCGAAGCTATATCGGAGTTCATTACAGAGACTTCAGTATTTCCTCCACCTACAGTATTTATATCTGCAGCTGTTGCGACTCCTACGCTTGACATAGAGAGGGTAGCACTCGTGATAGCTGCTATAATCGCTGTTTTAGCTGTCATAATATTTCTCCTTAGCATGCTTCATTACACGATTTTGCTCTGGCAACATCTGCCCCACAGTGAGTATTGATGTCCGCCACGGAACAACACACTATTACACAACTTCCTTGTTGCTTAAAGTGTTAGCGTTATTCTAACACACTCTTCATTCGCACAGTCAACAAGCATATTGATTTGGAATTCAAAATACTAACAATCCGCGCTCGTCATAAACACTTCCGCTGATGTGTCCGGTGCCGTTTCGGATGGCGCGGTCGAGTGCCATGATGGTTGCGACCACGCCGTCGATCTTCTCGGTGCTCTTTTGTTTGTCGGGTTTGATGTTACCTGCAGGGTCTTGGCGGATGTGAATGTTGTCCACCATCCACGACAGAACTGGGTGCCCGCCGTGCGCTAGGCGTCCTTCGAGTGCGAGTTTCATCAGCTCTTTCGAGGGCGGGCTCATGTCTTTGAAGCCTTGCCCGAACGGGACAACGGTGAAACCTGAGGCTTCGAGGTTTTGGCTCATTTGGACTGCGCCCCAACGGTCGAAAGCAATCTCCCTGATATCGAACCGAGTCCCTAGTTCTTCGATGAAGGTTTCGATCGCGCCGTAGTGGACGACGTTACCTTCCGTGGTTTGCAGGAAGCCTTGCTGCTCCCACAGGTCGTATGGCACATGGTCGCGCGCGACGCGGAGTTTGAGGTTGTCCTCAGGGATCCAAAACCAGGGCGCGATAACGTATTTGTCGTCACCAGTTTGGGGTGGGAAGACGAGCACGAACGCTGTGATATCCGTCGTCGAGGCTAGATCAAGCCCGCCGTAACACACACGCCCCTCCAAATCGCTCAGGTCAACGGGTGCTGAGTTTTGGTTCCACACGTGCATGGGCATCCACCGCACCGACTGCTTCACCCACTGATTCAAACGCAACTGCCTGAACGTGTTTTCTTCAGCAGGGTTTTGTTTCGCGCTTGTGCAGGCTTGGCGGACTTTCTCAATCGGAACCGTGATCCCTAGAGAAGGATTAGCCTTATACCACACGGCTTCGTCGGTCCAGTCGTCCTCACGGCCAGCCCCGTAAATCACTGGATAGAACGTCGGATCGTGCTTTTTGCCTGCGAGGATGTCTTCGGCTTTCTCATGCTGCTCATAACAAATACTATGCGTATCAGTGCCAGCCGTCGTAATCAGGAAGTACAACGGCTGGGTGCGGGCATCACCAGAACCTTTGGTCATGACGTCGAACAAGGCACGCCCCGGTTGGGTGTGCAGTTCGTCGAAGACAACACCGGAGATATTAAACCCGTGCTTCGAATACGCCTCTGCACTCAAGACTTGATAGAAGGAGTTAGTGGGCTTGTAAATAATGCGCTTTTGTGAAGAAAGAATCTTTACTCGCTTCGAGAGGGCTGGGCTCATGCGGATCATGTCGGCAGCTACCTCGAACACGATGCTCGCTTGCTGGCGGTCGGCTGCACACCCATAGACTTCGGCGCGTTCTTCACCATCCCCGCAGGTGAGCAGGAGCGCGACTGCGGCGGCGAGCTCACTTTTGCCCATCTTCTTGGGTATCTCGACGTAGGCGGTCGTGAACTGTCTAAACCCGTCAGCCTTGACGGTTCCGAACAGGTCGCGGATGATTTGTTCTTGCCAGTCAATCAAATGGAAGGGTTTGCCTGACCAGCGGCCCTTCGTATGCTTCAAAGCCTGGATAAAGGCGACCGCATAGTCAGCCTTGCGCTTGTCATAGGTCGAGCCGTCGGCCATGAACCTTGTTGGTGTATAGGCGTGTAGTTGACGCATCGTAATTCACCTCCTCTCCAATGGCATAAGAAAAGCCCCAACCAGCGGGGCGAAAAGTTCTCAGAGCACTGCGCCTAAACCGTGAGGGCTTAGGCGTAGTGTGCGGGGTTTAGATCAGGGCGTCGAGGGCGGGTATTCGGTGCGACGCTCCTCGAGCTGGTGGGCGATGATGGATGCTCGGAAGCCGTTCTTCTCCCGTCCAAGTTTTGCTTCTAGGGCGGTGATTTCAGCCTTACGACGCTTCATCACCTGAACTGAATCGCCGTTCTGAATTGCTAGCTGGTCGCGTTCGAAGCTGTTCATGACCATCTCTCCTTCTCTTGTTTGGTCATGTACATACTGTGAGACTTTTGGGTGTGGCTGGTCTGGGATCGGCTGGCAGGATTAGACCATAGCTCTGGTGGCGTGACTCGTGTATATACCGGCGCAGAGATATTGATCTCCCTGTAAGGGGAGCAAAGTTTCTGGTGCTTTTTGGCTGACATGTCCGCTGCGAGGGTTGTGGTCTGACCCGGCCGGTATGTATTGGCTTGATTAGAAGCATGTCCGCCAGTTTTCGTTGGCGTGACTCGTCACAGTATTGCCAGCAAACCAAGTCCTAGACACGACTCTAAGAACACGATGCCGGATCAGACCTCAAGGTAAGAAACAACCCGCTGTTTTCAATAACCAAGGAGGTTGAATCCATATGGCAATTGTCGCACACCTCTACCGTTTCATCGTAGGCATCGATACACACGCCAGAAACCATGTGCTATCGATCCTAGAGTGCGCCACAGGTGCTGAAATCGTCTGTCAGACGTTCGCCAACACTTCTCAAGGACACGTCCGCGCGCAAGAATGGATCACCAAACACACAAGAGCTGATTTACGTGAGGTTTTAGTATCTATGGAAGGCACAGCCTCCTATGGCACTAGGTTCCGTGTTGCTTTAGAGCAGGCAGGTTACCGCGTGGTTGAAGCCCCACGCCTGTTAGTAAGGGGTCGTAAGAAACTCGCTAAAAACGATGTAATTGACGCCTTTCAGATCGCCGCTAGGACTCTTGGTAAAGATGAAACCGAGCTGACTATCCCAAAACAAGGAGATTATCGTGAGGCTCTGCGTATCCTGGTTGCTGCTAGGAAACAGCTCACACGTGCCACAACCGTTAACATCAACTCGTTGACAGCTCTGACCCGCTGTACAGACCTTGGCATTGATGCCAGACGAGCACTGTCGGTAAAACAGATCCACCAAATCGCCGCACTTGAGGCACAACCCGGTGACGCTATCGACGTACTCGTTGCCAAACAAGAAGCAAAACGCCTAGCCAAAACCATCATTGACGCTCGAACACAACTGGCAGAAAACCAAGCACAACTGGCAATGCTCGTTGAACTAGTAGCCCCAACACTACTTGAAATGCCAGGAGTAGGCCCTGTCACCGCCGCGCAAATGATTATCTCTTACTCCCACGTGGGCAGGGTCAAAAGCGAAGCGGCTTTCGCTGCCCTAGCGGGGACAAGCCCAATACCAGCATCGTCAGGAAACAAGGTACGCTACCGGCTCAACAGAGGCGGAGACCGAGCACTCAATAACGCTCTACATACCGTGGCTCTCGTACGCCTGAGAAACGATGACCAGACCCGCGCCTACATGAAAAAACGACTAGCCGAAGGAAAAACCAAACGCGAGACTATTCGGCTGATAAAACGTTACCTCGCACGCAAAATCTACCGGCACCTCACCAAAGAACTAACCCGCAAACAAGTCACTCTCGCAGCTTGACAAATATAGAAGCGTCAGCCATAGGTGTGGGTGCTTATCCAGTCCCTGCGCGAGCAAAATTTTTCAGTCTTTCAAGGACGTGGCGAGCCACGGGCAAAGCGATCGCGTTACCCCACAACTTGTATTGGGCACTATCACTGGTTGGATTCTTCAACCAAGTTGTGACTTGGCGTGCGGTTCGTGGTTTCACGCCGCGCGCCCAGTTCCAGGTAGCCCAAATGCCCATCCAATACTCGATGTCTTCGCTTGTCGGATCCTCGATAGCAAGACCGTCACACCAATCGTCAGGAAACCCCTGCAACCGGGCGCACTCGACCGGCGTCAACCGTCTGGGGCGCAGCGACGAGCTGGCGACCATGGGCGGGTCGGTGTAATCCGTGGCCAGCAGCGCACCTGCTTGGTTCTTGGTGGCGCGGGTGAAATAGTCGGCTTTGGATGTGGCATAGACGGGCTCCAAGATGACCATGCCGCCCTGGTTGCAGGTCGGCTCTCCGCCTTTCAGGTCGAGGGTTTTCGACACTTCCGCTTCGTAGCCGTAGTGGCCGCCACCGTTGCGGGACTGGTGGATCGAATTCAGGCCAAACACCCTGCGTTCCTCTGGGGCGTCGAGGAGGATGGGGACGTTGGTGGGTGAGTTGCCCATCCGAGCAGTCAGCGTCTGCACCACCCCCGAGGAGTTAACGGTCAACCTCGAGTCCTGCGGATGATGATCCATCAATATCACCGAGCTGCTACGGCCTCCAAGGCTTGCTTCAGGGGTGTGGGCATGGTCTTGTTCTTGCGTGCCGCACGATTCAGAATGCCCTGAGCTGCTCGCGGGCTCAAATAGAATCTCGGGTGCGGATCGGCCTGCAAAATCTGCGACAAGGTAGATGCGGCGGCGTCGTTGGGCCACGCCGAAATATTGTGCGTCGAGTACTCGCCATGCCAGTGAGAATCCCTCACCCATGACACATCCCGCGTACGGCCATCCACCCTCAGGGACAGGCATATCAGGCGTGCTCGGGTCGACGATGCGCGTGAGCGTGGTAAGGACGGTGGCGAAATCGGCTCCTTTGTGTGAGGAGAACGCGCCAGGGACGTTCTCCCAGATCGCGTAGCGTGGAAACATTCCATGGGTTGCTTTCCTCATCTGGTCAATAATTCGTACAGCATGAAAGAACAGGCCCGAGCGTTCACCCGCCAGGCCTGCTTGTTTACCTGCAACGGATAGGTCTTGGCAGGGAGAACCAAACGTGATCACATCCACCGCATCAACATCAGCTCCGTTGACCGTGGTCACATCACCCACATGAGTGAGCTGCGGCAGGCGGCGGGTCGTAACGAGAATCGGGAATGGTTCGATTTCACTCGCCCACACAGGACGAATATCCGCCTGAATACCTGCGAGAGGGAAACCACCCGAGCCATCAAACAAGGAACCCAACGTCAACTCACTCACGGTTCACCCCTCTCAACATCGCGCACCAAATCCAAATACGCGTATTCTTTGCCGCCTCGCAGGCAAGTAATCCCGGCAGCGTCCCCGGTGTGTTCGGCATAACGGCGCAAAATCACGGAGGCGTATTTCTCGTCAAGCTCCATCGCATAACAGATGCGGTCAGTTGCCTCAGCTGCCATGAGTGTGGAGCCTGAGCCTGCGAAAGTGTCAAGTATGATCGCGTTCGCCTGAGTGGAGTTACGAATCGGATACGCCAACAAATCCAACGGCTTGCTGGTCGGGTGATCAGCGTTACGACGCGGCTTGTCAAACCGCCAGATGGTGGTTTGCTTCCGGTCGGCATACCAGCGATGCTTACCGGTCTTCACCCAGCCAAAGAGCACCGGCTCGTGCTGCCACTGATACGGGGAGCGGCCCAGGACGAGGGAATCTTTGACCCAGATGCAACACCCCGAAAGATAGAATCCAGCCTCGGCGAAGGCGCGGCGGAAGTTCAAGCCTTCGGTGTCAGCGTGAAAAACGTAGGCGGATGCGCCTTTTTCACACACGCTCGCCATGTTCGTAAACGCTGATAGCAGGAAGTCGTAGAACTTATCGCCAGCCATTTTGTCGTTCTTGATCGACAAACCCGACCCTGATTCGAAGTCGACATTATATGGCGGATCGGTGAGCACGAGATTCGCACGCTTACCATCCATCAACAACTCGACGTCCTCGGCGCTGGTAGCATCGCCGCACACCAGTCGGTGACGGCCGACCGTCCACACATCCCCACGCTGGACGAACGCGGCAGCTTCGAGGGCGGCGGTGAGGTCGAAATCATCATCCTCCACCTCACCCTCATCCAATGAGCCGATAAGCTGCGCGATCTCAGCATCGTCAAAACCGGTCAGTTCAGCATCGAAATACGAAGCGTCAAGGTCGGCGATGAGGAGGGCGAGTTTGGACTCGTCCCATTCGCCACTGATCTTGTTCATAGCAACGTTCAGCGCCTTTTCACGCATTTCGTCAAGCTTAACGACGACGCAGTCCACGGTTTCTTGTCCCAAGTGTTTGAGAACGGACAGTCGCTGATGACCAGAGATGACGGTGTTGTCGTTCGCCGCGTTAACCACCACTAGCTCGACGTAGCCGAACTCGTCGATGGAGCGCTTGAGTTTTTCAAACTCAGCATCGCCAGGCTTGAGTTCCTTACGCGGGTTATATGCGGCAGGTTTCAGTTCAGCTATCGGTAGCTGCTTGATCAGCATGCTTCTTCACCGCCTCTCGTAGCGTGTCGACGTGAGTGAACGAGTTCTCCCAATGCAGACCGGGATGGCCGAAGTGCCCATAGGTTGAATACTGTGTAAAGCCAGGCTTTCGAAGATTCAAGGCATCGATGATTGCTCCTGGGCGCAGCGGGAACACTTCGCGTGCAGCAGCAGTGAGGATCTCGTCGGAGTGCTCACCACTGCCGAGCGTGTCAATGGTGAAGGCGAGCGGGTCAGCCTTCCCAATCGCATAAGAAATGCTCACCTGGCATTCGTGTGCGAGCCGTGCGTCGACGATCGTTTTCGCGATCAGGCGCGCCATATACGCACCCGAGCGGTCAACCTTCGAGGCGTCCTTACCCGAGAACGCTCCACCGCCGTGTGGGGCGAGACCGCCGTAGGTGTCGACCATCAGCTTGCGACCAGTGAGTCCCGTGTCGGCCTTTGGACCACCCACCGTAAACAGGCCCGAGGGATTCACCAGGATCTCGGTGTCAGCGTTGATCGGCAGGTACGGCTTACAGGCGGATGCGACGATGAGGGTTTTGACCTCTGCCGCAAGCTCATCCAGATCCTTGATCTTCTCGTGTTGGATCGACACCACCACGGTCTCAACCGCCACGGGTCTACCAGCAGCGTCGTAGCGAACTGTCACCTGCGCCTTACCATCGGACTTGATGCCGGTGATCGTGCCGTCCTTGCGGGCTTTGTCGAGCCGGGCGCAGATCTCATGTGAGAGCACAAGCGGCAATGGCAAACGCTCCGGAGTCTCACGAGTGGCATAACCATAAACAGTGCCCTGATCACCCGCTCCTTGGAGTGCGAACTCGGTGTCATCACCGAAACGTGCCTCTAAGGACTTGGAGACTCCGGCATTGATGTCTGGGGATTGGCGACGTGTGAAGAGGAAGACGAAGAACTTCCACGGCACATAACCCGCCTCCACCAACGCGTAACGCACCGACTCACGAATACGCGGACGAACCTTCGAAGTTATCTCGCCAGTCACAATGATCCTGTGGCCAGAGGCCATCACTTCTACTGCAACGCGGGCAGCAGGATCCTCATAGAGGATGTCATCAAGGATTGTGTCTGCGATCAGATCGCAGAGCTTATCGGGATGGCCGACACACACGGCCTCAGCAGTCTTCGTAACAGACATACACACACTCACTTTCAGATCAAAAGGGGCGAAACAAAACGCCCACCCGTAAAACACAGGCAGGCGCAAGAAAAAAGGGTTAGGAGCGGGCTTTGAGCAGTTGCTCCATCACGTCATCACCAGGAGCTGCGCCCGAGTAGTCGGTGGTGCAGGTGGCGCGCACGATCTCGTAAATCTCGTACCAGTACACGTTCGCTTGCTTACCAAAAGACTGGGACATGGCCACAAAAGGGCTGGCGATCGCAGCGCCCGTGGTTGGATGCTTGCCGAGCAGGCCGAACTTGGAGATCGCCTGTTCACATTGCACATAGCGCGCGAACGCCTGCGCATAGGATTCAATCAGCCTGGGTGCCACGAACTGGGAACAGCCGCGTTGGTCGAGCCACTGCCACGTTTCTCGGTAGACGAGATCAGCGCCGAGTGGTTTACCATCACGCTGAATGTCGGAAAGATAACCCGATGGTTCGGGCATGGTCTCACCAGCGAGCACCGCACCGTCCCCAATATCGCTGCCTTCGAAGTCAAACGGCTCACCCAGCGGATCATCAAGCCGCGTGGCTGGGCGGCCTGCGGCGAGCTTCTCATTCAGCGGATCAGGTTTCGCGCCTGCGCGTACGCGGCGTCCGCCACGGTTCGTTCCGTCTTTGGCCATGGGTTTTCATCTGCTTTCCTGCTTTGAGATAATTAGTGGCGTGCCGAGACCGAAGACGAAAACTGAACTATTGGATGCCGCCGAGGCGCAGTATGTGAAACTGGACAGCCTCATTGAGGGCATGAGTTCCGACGATCAGCATACGCATTTTGATCCCAGCATCACCCAAATCGGTAAAGAAGCCCACTGGGCGCGGGATAAAAACCTGCGCGACGTACTAGCCCACCTGCACGAGTGGCAGCGCATGCTGCTTGGCTTCGTCGACGCCAACCCCCACGGTCAACCTCGGCCGTTTCTTCCGTTTCCTCACACGTGGCGAACCACGCCAACGCTCAACCAAAAGATCTGGACTCAATATCAGGGCACTGAGCTTGTGGCTGTCGGCGAAAACCTCGCCGACAGCCACACCGCAGTAGTGGCTCTCATTGGCAAGTTCACCAACGGGGAGCTATTCACCAAGGCGCATTTCCCTTGGACGGGCACAACCTCGCTCGGCTCCTACTGCGTGTCAGCCACATCAAGCCGCTACGAATGGGCAATCAAAAAGCTCCGTGCATTCACCAGAAAGCCGCCAGAACAACCCCATAACCAAGCCCCCCAGTAGCTTCTTACCACGCTGTACACCACAGACAGATACTCGGGAGCCTCTGGTATAGGCGCTCCTGTGCGTCTTTTCATGACTGTCGGGTTCAACGCACCAGGCCTCGTGCCCGCATTCACGCGACATCCGCCCGATCAGCACTACCCTTAGCAATGCAGGGAAACCTTCTTGTAGAATGAAAACCTATTGGGGCATACAACTCCTGATGCCGTTGCCGTATCAAAATGTGTAGCGAAAAGTTGAAGGGACTGGTCATCAAAAAAATATCTGTGTTTCTTGTATCCGCTCTGGCATATTTTGTCGGCGCGTGGCTTTTCATCGCCATCTTTCAACGGTGCAAGGATCAGGATCAGAGATTTTTTGTGGTCTTCTTTTTGATGCCAATCATGTATGTGTGTTTCACGATTCTTCTTCTGCTTTTCAATAAGCATATCATCGGTATTCAATCTGCCCGCGTGTTGCAACTTTCAGCAGGAGCCTTTATCGGACTCTCAGCTTTTCTGTTTTCGCTCGATGGTGTTGGCTCGTTAGTTCATAGTGATTCTTTTTTTCAACTGCTGAGCCAGTTTTCCGTTCCCGCCATCGGCGCTCTTGTTGTTGGTGGTGTAGCGCTTGGGTTTAGCGTTTTTACCCAAGCGCCACACCAAGGAAAAGACCAAATCAATTATCAGTAGATGAATTCAGCTAGCTTTCGGCAAGCTGTCAAACGAATCTCTTCCTTGACGTATCCAGCCAAGAACCATCCTAAAACGGCGCTATCCAAGTCGGCATATTCACTTATTTTCTGATATGCCTCAGTGGAATTATTCGCCCCCAAGCTCCAGCCAATCTGCTTGAATCTGTTGGCAAGTTTGCTGGAATTGTTGTAGTATTCTCGCAATGTTGCTGACAGAAGATGAGCGTTGGAGTCGTTGCCGTTTTCTAGCGTGTTGGCGATGATAATGGCGTCTCCATCACAGCAGAGATCGTCACGGTTACAGTTGTTTCCTACCGAATCCCACTGTCCCTTGTCATTTTTCTTGTCAAGTACTAGCCCCTTCAAGCCAGGATGCTGACGGTAATCGTTACCTTGACCGACTAGAGCTGTGGCCACCTGATCCAGGTTCGCACTGGGATTCCACTCAAGCGTTTTCTGAATGTTTTCCATCGCTGTGGCTAGATCTCCGGCCCAGCCAGTCCACGCGTCTGGGATTAGGTTCCAGTTGGTGTATCCAAGTGTTGTTGCCGCCAGATGCGCAAGGTCAACCGATTCTCCGGTCTTGTCGGTCATGGATTGCCGCCAAGTTTTATCAATATAGCGATTCAAGGCTGCGATAATCTTCTTGCCTACAGCGTCCTTCTCGAGCACGTTTGCGTCAGCGCTCCTGAAACTTTCTGCAGACACGGACCAATTCACTGCAGAGCCGCTACCACCGTCACGCAGGTAGGCTTTTGCTAAATAGTTGAGTATGCAACGCCAAGTTGGAACAGTGACCCATGTTCCTCCACCATGAGATCCTGCAACGTAGTCTTTTCCAACCTTGCCACTGGCACGAAGTTCTTCGAAGCGTTTTTCTAAATGCCAGATCAGATCAATCGGAGCCAGCTTATTGTAGTCAATGCTGGTGTCGGGCGCAGCGTCACCGGCACTCGAAGGAGCAACATGATCCACTGCCGCTGCTTGTCCTGAATAGGCGACCCTGTCTAGGTCAAAACCAGCACCCTTGTAGTCACTGATTTCAGTGAACTGGTCATAGTTCCAATCGTCAGGAATAGGGAAGCCGAGGTTGCCGGAGAATCCTGTAGACATGTCCGAGACGAACGCGCTTCCAGCGTAGCCGGCTTTAATGATGCGGCTACAAATGTTACGCGAGGCGTAGATGCCTACTTTGTATCCGCCTCCCAGGCTTCCTCGCACACCCTGGAAATACGGAAGAATGTGACTTGTGACCTCGGGGTCGGTCGCGTCGAAATCAACTGCGAAATAGATATACGTTCCCGGAATGCCAAGTCTTTGGGCTGCTTGCCTTGCGAGCGTCGCGTGCCGAGCGCCGTTTTCCCGCGTGAAGTGTCGAAGCTTGGTTGAGTACTCCTGGAAAATCGGGAAGAACTTCATCCCTCCGTTGGTGATGCGTTCAAGTTCTCCGGGGCGAATAGCTTTGAAATAGTCAGACGGATCTTTTGAATCCTGATTCGGCTCAGTCAGGTAACGTCCTACGATCTCATAGCCGTTCGCCTTAAGTAGGTTGAGTCGCTCAGCCGTAATCTCGAAGCGCGTGTCGCAAGCGACGCACGGACGGTTGGGATCACCTTTCGAGGTCAAAAGGCTCATCCAAGTCGTTGGGTCAAACTTGCCGGTTTGTGGGATCTTGTACCTGTTCTGAAAACTTTTAATCGCAGCGGGGATTGAAGGATCCCACGCTGTAACTACACGCTGCCCAATTCCATTACATACGAGTGCAGCTGTACCAATCCATACCCATTCGCTGGTGCCTCCGCTAATTGTCTTCAGGCGCGCCTTGGTTCCTGTCCCGAAGTTACCGGTAGCCTGGGATGGAGTGAAACCTTCGATAGCCTGCAATACTTGAATCAGCGCTTTATTCATTTCGCGCCCATATAGGCCGTCAGTGGGAACAATACCACTGTAGGCTTTGTAGCGACGGTTAATCTCTTGCTGTATAGCGCGGATCTCGCTCTTGCCGCCATAGGCAGACAACAGTTTGAACTGCTTCATTGATAGCAGTGCCATCATTAGCTCAAGGTCAATGGTAGCCTCAGTGCTTGTCATGCCTATGTCTTGCTTCAAGACTTTAATTGAGGAAACCATGCCGTTAGTGAATTCGTTCGTGATACCGCCATATACAGCAGGATAACCTTTGCACCAGAGCGCTCCTTGGATGATCCCGTGCACGTTACTTTGTGCCGTGTTTTGGCGAATACCGTTCGGCCAGCGGTTCTTAAAACGTGATTGTGTTCCAGAACCGAAATTGTTCGCGGTTGCCGTGATTCCTAGTTCGATTTGCAGGGCACGAATCAAAGCATTGATCGTGTCCCATCCTGTTTTCCCTGTTTCTTCGACTGAACCGAATCCCGTTTTATTTTTGTAGGTAGCGTTCAACCATTGCTGTGTTTTTAGTACCATTTGATCTGTCATGATTCCTCCTTTTTTGGAAACCAGTTTGTTAATTCAAGACAGGTAAACACCTGCCAGGGAGGGATCCAGAACACCGGATGAGAAGCTCCGAGTTTTTTGCCCTCACCTGTACGTCCCTGGGAAACCCAAATCCGGACGGACAAAGCGCAAGAAAACCGAGCAACACTCAGCGGTATTTCACCCCTCACTGGTATTGCCGACGAAGCCCGAAGTGTTAATACCCTGTTTGATTCGGTCTTTTTGTGTATGGTTGGCCCCGCCCGCTGACCTCCGACAAGGCGTGAGAGATTCGACCTCCCCTACCCCTCGCCAGGCTTTCGACGTTGGCTCGTGTTGGGCAAACGAGACTTAGGTGAGCATCTTTGAGGTTCCAGATGATCGACGCGACAGCAGGCAACGTGTGGACTCGTCAATACGAGTAGACCCGAGGTTGTTGCCTCCACCGATCATCATCAAGCGCGGTCTGCCTGGAGTGGCAGGGCTTGCACAGTGAGCGAAGGTTATCAAAGTCGTGGGTGCCACCGTGCTCGAGCGGGAGCACGTGGTGGACCTCTTGGACAGGCGTATACCGGCCCGCCTCTAGGCAGTCCTCACACAAAGGATGTTGTGCGATGTAGGCGGCGCGAATCTTGCGCCAGCGCGCGCCGTAGCGGGCGTTGATCTTCGGATCCCTTTGGTAGCGCCGGTAGCGTGCGTCCTCTGCCTTGGCGTGGGCCTCGCAGTAGCGTTCACGGGTGAGCTCGGGGCAACCAGGGTGGGAGCATGGGCGGGCTGGTTTGACCGGCATCGCTGGCTCCCTTCCCCCTGGATGTGGTGAAGCCCCAAGATTCCCGTGTGTGGGTTCTTGGGGCTTCTTCTAGTTTTCAACCACTTATATGTTCTCACACTGATATGTGGTTTTCTATCGCATGTTTCGGATACCCGCTAACGCTAGAGCTGTCCGTACAAGGCGGTGGCGAACCTGTCGAGGGCGCGGTTCTTGCGCCGATAGACCGTGTCACGTTCGACGTAGAAGTGATCGGCTATCATCGACACCTTCTCATCTTGCGTGCCCTCGCTGAGGAAGAAGCCTTCGAGGATGAAGCGGTCGTCTTCAGCGATGACTTCCCACGCAGGCAAGAACCAGTCCATGTACTGGCGGGCCTGCAGGTAGCGAGCCTTGTACGCATCTATTCGCTCAATGCTCGCGACGATCCGGTTCTCCGAAGCGTGGAGGTCGCCTGATGGTGGTGTGCCGTCCATGCGTGGGGATGCGGGGCTAGCTGCATCAGCATAAGCCACCTTGATCTGCTCGTCGGTACTCTCGATGATCTGTTCCATCACCGCATAATCCTGCAGAGCGGCGATCGCGGCTTTCCTTGTGTCGAGGTATTTCGTCATCACATGCATGAGCGTGTCCTTTCAGTGGTTGTGTGGATTTCTTGTGCGACCGCGTCGATCAACGCAGCCTGCGTAGCGTCTTTCGCATCAAGGGCTTTGAGCACGACTTCATCGAGCGTCCCTTCAGAGATCAGGTGCGTGATCGTCACAGGTTCGGATTGCCCTTGCCGATAAAGCCTGGCGTTCGTCTGTTGATAGAGCTCGAGACTCCACGTCAACGAGAACCACACCAGCAGATGCCCACCGCTCTGGAGGTTCAGACCGTGACCCGCAGATGCGGGGTGAAGCAGCCCAAGCGCAATCTCGCCCTGGTTCCAAGCCTCGATATCAACGCTCGTTTTGAGTTCGCGAGCCTGTGGGAAGCGGGAGGTGATGCGTTCGCGGTCATGGGTAAACCAGTAGGCCACGAGCAGTGGGTTGCCGTTGGCTGCCTCGATGAGGTCTTCGAGAGCGTCGAGCTTCCGCTCATGCACGGGAGCCCACTGATCGTCGCCGGTGTAGATCGCGCCGCTCGCGAGTTGGAGTAGCTTGCCGGAGAGTGCAGCGGCATTCGCGGCATCAATCGTCTCGTCACCAAGTTGGAGAACGAGGTCGGCTTTCAACTGTTCGTAGACCTTGCGCTCTTTCGGCTCCAACGTCACGGGCATTGTCGTCACCGTAAATTCCGGGAGTTGCAGGTGGTCGGTGGTTCGCATCGACAACGTCATGTCACCAATCGCCGCATAGATCTCGTCCTCAGCACCCACACGGGGCTTATAGGTGAACACCTGCATCCCGTTCCTTTTGTCGGGCACGAACCAGCGCTCGCGGTAACGGGTAATGAACCTACCCAAACGCTCGCCGCCGTCGAGGAGACGGAATTGCGCCCACACATCCATCAGCCCATTCGACGCGGGCGTGCCGGTGAGCCCGACCCAGCGTTTAACGAAGGGCCGCATTTTCACCAGCGCAGTGAACCTTTTGGCTCGATGGTTTTTAAAGCTGGAGAGTTCGTCGATGACGACCATGTCGAACGGCCAGCTACCCCCGAGTTGGTTCACGAGCCATGGGATGTTTTCACGGTTAATAATGGTCACCATCGCAGACTTGGCTAACGCCGCCAGCCGGTCTCGCTTGGTTCCGACAGCAACCGCGACCGTCAAACCTCGCAGGTTATCCCATTTCTTCACCTCAGCGGGCCAGGTATCGCGCGCCACTCGCAGCGGGGCAACCACCAGCACGCGGGAGATGGTGAAGTAGTCGAGCATGAGCTGCCAGATCGCCGTCAACGTGATCACTGATTTACCTAAACCCATCCCAAGGAGAATCGCGGCCTCGTCGTGGTCGATGATGAACTGGGTCGCCTGCCGCTGGTAGTTATGCGGCTGATAGTGCATCAAGCACCTCCCGTATGCCGTCCATCGAATCGACAACGAAGGTCTGGAATCCCTGGTCGCGCAGTTGGTTCATCCGACATGCTTGGATTGGGCGTGGCTGTTTGCCTGGTGCTTTGAGTTCAACGAAAACTACGCGGTTTCTCATCAGGCATATCCGGTCAGGTACGCCGCTGGTTCCAGGGCAGACGAGCTTCCAGCACAAGCCGCCATGTTCTTCAACGGCTTTTTTAAGCTGAGCTTCGATTGTTTTCTCGTTCATGGTCACTCCTTGAATTCAATTCAGGGGTGACGGCATGTGACGAGTCGTTCCTAACCTTTTATATAGAGAAAAACACCATGTAATTTCACATGCGTAAGGTAGGGAATGGCTCGTCACAGCTCGTCACCATGGGGTTAGTTGCCGAACTCGGATGCAATCGCGAGCCCGTAGACATACATGCCGTGCTTGGTCTTTTTCCGCACGAATCCGGCTTGTTCGACCGCAGCGTTGAAGTCGACCATCGGGCGCGCCCATCCTGAGGTGTTTTGCGCCCACGCCCGATACGTCTGGTAGAGGTCGCCAGCCCTCTCCGATAATCCGTCCTCGATGTCGCATGAGTCCTCAAGGAACTGCGAGAACCAGTCGTTGTCCTCCTTATATGCTTGCGAGGCTTGAACCACCTGAGGCGGGGCTTTGAGCTTGTAGCCCTCGGAGTGGATGAGACGCGCGCCCTCCATAATCCACGTAAGGATTGCTCCGCCCGCTTTTTCGAACAGGTGGTCGGCGTAGTTCTTCACGTCCGTATCGCCTTCGATGGTGGCGTTGAACGGGATGACGATGAGCCTGCGCCAGATGCCTGCGTCCATGGCTCCCACACGCGGTAGATGGTTCGTGTAGAGCACGAGGGTGTGGGAGGGGGTGAAGGCGAAGGGGTCCTTGAACTTTTTCTCTGCCGAGATCTGATCGGTCGAGGCAAGCTGTTTAACGTTCGAGGTTGATAGGCGCATACCTTCCTCGGTTTCAGCCGCGATCAAGAGACGTTTGCCTCTGGCTTCGGCGAGTTCGGGTTTGACGTTGCGACGCACCCCGACAGTGAGCGCGTCGGCTGAAATCGTGCCCGAATACGTCCCCAACACGCGGGCGATCGTGTTCCAGAAGGTGGATTTGCCGTTTCGCCCGTCCCCGTAAGCTATGACGAGCGCTTCGACGAAAACCTGGCCGATAGCCGCCAGGCCGACAATGCGCTGCACGTAACCAATCAGCTCAGGATCTCCTTGGAAGAACACGTCGAGCGCATCGGCCCAAATCTGTGCGCCCTCATCGCTGGGGCTGACAGCGGTCTGCTTGGTCAGCAGATCGGCCGGGTTGTGCTCACGGCTTGTGCCGTCGCGCAGATCCCAGGTACCTGACGGGGTGTTGAGCTGGTAGGGGTCGACGTCAAGGTCACGGATACGTACCTGCAAGATCGGCCCGGCTTCTTTCAACGTGGCCGTGATGTTGCGTGACAAACGCCTGGAGAGAACGAACTTGTGGTAGTTCTTTGCCTCATCCCAGGCTCGAAACGCGGTCGCTTGCACAGGCGTGAGCTTGGCGATGCCGCGTGCTTTCGACGAAGCGGATGCCATGACTAGATCTGCGCCGGTTGCCGTCATGGTCTCCCACGTGGACGCGATCAGGCGGTCGGCTTCTTCGAGCTGGCGGGAAGTTAGCTCTTGAACGACGCCTTGTGCGGACAGGTCGTTCTCATCCCACACGCCATGGTCGTAGACAAGCCACTTGGTGGCGAGCGAGTAGCGGATCTTGTTCGCATACTCGCCAGCTAATGTGTCTGCCTGACCGACATCGGAAAAATCATCCGGGCGCAAACCCGCCAACGCCTCATAAGCCTCAGGAGGTAAATAGCCTGGATCAGCAGCGACCTTCGAAGCAAACCTGCACGCCGAGTTCCAGATCGTCTGCAGTTCACCCTCGCTGAGCGGTGGTTCGCACAGATTCGCCTTCCGGTCAAACAGGTCACGCGCCTGATCGGTCTGCCCGTAGCGGATGAGGACCCGCCCAGCGAAGCGCGACAAGGTGGCGTTGCGCGAGCCTTCACCAATCACGAGAGTGCTTTGATCGAAGGCGGCGAACACGTCGATCTCGTCAGCCGCATCGAGCCACGCATCGAGCAACTGGTCGCCCTCATGCACCGTGACCTGTGGGTTGGTGGTGCCGTAAATGAACCTGCCTGCGTCCAGAGCGTTACGATCGAAGAACCCAAACCGGCTAGCGAGGCGATGCTTCAATCCTGCGTATTCGTCTGCGCCTTGTACTTCTCGGACTGGGAAGTAGACGTGGAAACGCGGCCGGGCGGAGAGCACACCCTTCGCCTTCATGTGATTACGAGACGTGGCGGTCATAAACTCCACCCCGGACATGAGCTCGTCAAGCTTCTCAGGCGTGATCCAGTCGGTTTGGGTTTCGGTGTGATCGTTATCGATATCCATCACCACGCAATCCGAGGCTATGAACGCTGCGGTTGAGCGGCGATCATTCACATAGGAGGCAGCCACGTGATCAAAGCCCGCTGCCGCCGTCAACGATGCCACGTCAGTGATGAGGTGCTGGTTCGGGTAGTGGTTATTGTTCTGCACGCCGCTCACGGTGGCAGCAAACAGAGTGAAGGGCGTGGTCATGGCGTGACCTCCTTGAAATCAGAATCGAAATACTTAATGGGCAGGTCGAGGCCACGTGCCCACCCGATCTCCAGGCGCATACCAGGGCTGACGTGACCGACATATGCCCACAGCGCTTCGCACTTGGCGAGCAGCACCCTGTTGAAAAACATCGCCAGCTCCCGCTGATCAGGATCGGCGTCATCCATGAACTGCGGGAACAACAGGTGTGGGGCGAATGGGATTTTGCCCGCGCTCACTGCGAAGGAGCAGAATTGGCGGGCGAGCTCAACGTTCGCTTGCACGTCGCCTGAGTAGGGCGAGCAGATATAAATCAAGGGCCGGTAGCCGAATTGTTCGCGCTGCAGCTTTTTGAGCGCGTGGTAGCTGGTTAGGTCCAGGTAGCCTTCGGTGTTCTTCTTCGAAAACCCAATATCGAGTGTCGTGGCGGTCATGCTTGCACCTGACCTTGACGCTCGATGACAGGCAGAATGCCGAGCTGGTTCTTGAGCAGGTCGTAGATGAACAGACGCCCCTTTTGCGTCCAGTACATGTGGGTGCGGGTCTGCCCCTCGCCGTATTCGTGGGTCTTGGACTGGGTGTATCCCTGCTCGGCGTACTTCGCGTACAGGAACCACCGGTCCGACTGATGGAACTGCACGTGAGCATCACGCAGGATCCGGTTGAGCTTCTTCGCGGAAAGTCCGTAGTCCTTCGCAATCGCCGTCGTCGTCAACAACGAATCGGACTGCAGCACGACGTCGTAGTACGAGACTTTCGGTGCCGCCTCCAACAAGGCTTGCTCTGCTGCCAGGCGCTTGGCCCGCTCGGCACGCAGCGTGGCGATGGCATGCTCGAGGAACTCATCATCAGCGAGCAGTTCGTCGTATGCGTACATGCCGTGGCGGCGAATCGTCGGCAACACCTCATCGAACACCCAGGCTTCGAACTTCTGCGCTGCCGGGAGCTTTGAGGAGATGATCAGCCGATACAGGTTGCCCTCGGTAATGAAGCGGACCTGCTGGATTCCACCAGCGGTCTCAAGGGGGTGGTAATTTGCCACCCCCTTGCAGTGCAGCTTCACCGCGTTCGTCGGATCCTGGTAGCCGAGCGCGGTGGCGACGTCCTTGCCGCAGAAAAGGATCTGGCCATCAGTGGTGATGGTGCGGATGGTGCCGAACACGTCGTTGGTGAATGTTTGAATCTGGTTTCCCATGGCGGGGTTCCTTCCCGAGACCCCGTCGAGAAAAAGTCGTGCCGGTCGGCACAAGGGTTAAGGGCCTCACCCCACTGCCGACGAGCCCGAAAGTGTTAAATCACGGGTACTCAATCGCTTCTCGTTCTGGCACGATTGGTGTTGAAGCCCCGGTGGAGCGCTATCTGTTAGAGCAATCTGGCAGGTATTCTCGCCGGGGCATAGACAAATTTCTCGAGTGCTCTGTGTGGAAGAACCATCATTCTCTTGCTACAGCGGTGCCGACACGGTGGTCTTTTAGACAACATGACCGGTTCCGCTGCCCGCCTCGGTGGGAGCGCAGGGTCGGTTCTCGTTTCTTAGCGGTCTTGGATAAGCTTTCTTCTCTGATGGTGATACTTCGCCGAGTTCTTGATTCTGTCGCTGTTTTCGCGGTATAGTGATTACCACTAGTACCGGCTCGCTTGTATCGGTTTCCGAGACAGGTCAGAGCCGGTCTTCATGTTTTTGGAAGCAGGTGGGCTGGTGGTCGATAAACCGTGGGCCAGTATCGATGAGCAGATTAATATTCTCACTCGTCGTGGCCTATTGGATGCCGGTGATTACCGCCGCGAGTTATCTACTGTCGGCTATTACCGGCTTTCGGGATACTCCTACCCGTTGCGTCAGATCGCTCCATCTGATTCTCCGCAGCGGCGTTTGGACCATTTCGTTCTCGGTGCACGTATGGGGCATGTGGTAGAGCTGTACGAGTTTGATGAGCGGCTACGCTTGGCTGTGTGGCAGGCGCTATGCAAGCTGGAGGTGTGCCTGCGAGTTGACGTGGGGCACGTGCTGGGTGAGATCGATCCGTTCATTCACCTCGACCTCGAACGGATTTGGCCGTCGGGGGCGATGAATCACAGAGCAGCATTCTTTACGCAGAAGCTCACCCAAACACAGTCGCGCTCTACAGAAGATTTCGTCAAGCATTACAACCAGACCCACGATGGGCGTTTGCCCGTGTGGGTGGCCACCGAGATCCTCGAATTCGGACAACTCGTGACCCTGTTTTCGTTGGCTCCCTTCGAACAGCGTCGTCGCATTGCTGACAAGTACTTGGCACGTGCCGACGAGTTGGAATCGTGGATGCGCACAGTGAATTACATTCGTAACATATGCGCTCACCACGCCAGACTATGGAATAGGCAACTCGTTATCCGTCCACTGGTCAAACACCGCCACAGCGACCAAACGCTATCGGCCGTGACACATTCTTCAGGACGTATGTACACCGCGTTGGTGCTCACCGCATTCCTCTTGCGACGAGGAAATTTCACCGCTGAAATACAGGCCATCAGCGACGTCCTAGACAGTTTCCCCACCGAAATTCCTGGCGTCGACCTAACGCACATAGGTGCCAGCCCCAGCTGGAAACAAGATCCCATCTGGACAATCAACAGCTAGTCCTTGCGGTAGTAGTCGCATTCATACCCGTCAGCGTCCAACGGCAGGCCTTCGGCCCATACTGGGAGGGTCGACATAAGAGCACATGCATCGGCGACGGTGAAGCCAGAGTTCATGGGTTCGTCGATGACGATCTCGTCGTGAACATGCATCACAATCCGATGCCCCGCCTTGGCGACGGCGTGCATACCAGTGACGAGCAGGTCACGAGCGATTGCTTGCACAATATTCTCTGTGAGTTTCCCACCGTAAGTTTCTAAACGACCCCACTTACGCCCAGTGGTGGTACCGATATAGGTGATGGACGTGCCACCCCAACGATTTTCACCCAGACGCGGCTGCACATACGCCAACCGCCTACCCGAGGGCAGCTCAATAAACAAGATTCCGGCTTCGACGCTGAATTGCAGATTCCGCAGCCGGATCGGCTGGCGTGAGGTGATCGCAGCGATCGCGGCTTCTTCAACATCTGCCCACAACTCAACGATGTGCGGGTTAGCGGCCCTCCATGCGTCCACAATCGGTTTGAGCTCGTGCTCAGCTAGCCCCATACCCAGTGCTCCCATGGCTTTAAGCGCTCCGACGGAGCCGCCATAACCACAGGCGAGCACCGCAATCTTCCCTTTCTGCCGTAGCTCGCCATTGACGCCGTGTTTCTCGACTGGGACGCCAAACATGCGCGACGCGGTTTCACAGTAGAGGTCTTTACCCTCACGGAAAGCGTCCAGGGTGGTGGTTTCTCCAGCAACCCAGGCGATCACACGCGCTTCAATCGCAGAAAAGTCCGCAACGATAAACCTATGCCCAGGTGAAGGGATGAAGGCGGTGCGGATGAGCTGGCTGAGCGTGTCGGGCACGGAGTCGTAGAGCAGCTCAAGTGCGTCCAGCTTGCCCGTTCTAACGAGCGTGCGTGCTTGGTCGAGATCAGGCAGGTAATTCCTTGGCAGGTTTTGGACTTGAACGAGGCGTCCGGCGAAACGCCCGGTACGCCCTGCTCCATAGAATTGGATCAGCCCACGTGCCCGGCCGTCACTGCCTGTAACGTTTTGCATCGCCTGATATTTCTTCACCGAGGATTTCGCTAGATCACCGCGCAGTTCGAGGACTTCTTTCACCTCGCCAGTCGCGGTATCGAGGGCGGCATTAACATCGGCTTTCGCTAGCGATTCGAGTTCGCAACCTCTGGTGGCAAGCCATTGTTTGAGCTGGATCGGCGAGTTCGGATTGTCCAACCCCGTGAGCTTCTGCGCCCGAACGAGTGCGGTGTTGCGATAGTGCTCATCCACCCCGACAGCGTTATCAACCAGCGTGTGGTCGAGAAGAATCCCAGCATCGTTAATGGTCTGATCGAGAGCATAGGTGTCCCATTCGGACTCTGGCATCGGAAAAAACGCCAGTCTGTCGTGGATGGCTTGTTCGACTTCGACGTCACGACGGTTGTAGTCAATGAAATGTGCCCATCCGGTCGGATCAGCCGACGGCAGGTTCCGCCGTTTGCCGCCATTCAAGACTGAGGGTGTGGCGGGTGTGCAAAACTGCTTAATCAGCTTGCGCCCCGCAGCATCTTTTTGAACGTCAAGTTTAAGGACGGTGGCAACCGCGTCCAAACTCATCGGCAAACCCAGATAAGCAGACCAGATCATCGTGCAGCGCCACTGTCTTGGGTCAAGAAACCCGCCATCCAGCAGTTCGGGGTGATGCGTGCGTAGCCAGGCGGACAAGCAGACTCGTTCGAAGGCGGCGTTATGCGCCCACTTGACCACGGATGGATCTACCAGTGCCGTCAGCACATTGTTTGGAATGGTTTGTCCGCTTGCGAGATCCACAACCTTAACTGGACCGCCGTCGACCGAATATCCGAAGAGGAGCAGGTCGAAGTCGGGGTGCTCGGCATACGGGTAGACGCCTGTCTTGGCGAGTTGGGCGGGGCTGAAAGATTCGATATCGCAGAAGAGTGTTCGCATGACGGGGTTCCTTTCACTTCAGGGTTAAAAGTGGAGGGAACCAACAAGATAGGCTGGTTCCCTCCACGCTTGGGGATAGTTAGTTCAAGAAGTCGTCATCAGCAGCGAAGGTACCGAAGTCGGTCTCAGCCGACACGCGCCCACCACCTAGGCTCTCACCGTCGCGGGTTTTTTGAATGTTACCTAGTGCGCAGGCGATGCCACGGTTGCCGTTTGTGTTGAACGCGTAGAAGGATAGGGATACTCGTGCGTAGCAGCCTGAGTAGACTTCGGCGCGGTCCAGGATCGGTGCGACATTCATGTCGACGATTTGCGGAGCGGTCAGCGAGTTGGCGTTGAGGAAGTAGGCGCCCTTGTAGGCTTCGTCGTCACGCTCAATATCGCCATCGCGCAGCGGGAGCTTGAGGGCTGCCTTGTTCGGGCGCTTCCCACCAAACTTGGCCGTTCCGGCATCGATGGCTGCATCCACCGCGCGCTCGATCGCCGCGATCGTGGCGGTATCAGATTTGGGGATGATCAGTGAGACGGAGTATTTGGGTTTGCCGCCTTGGATGGAGTTCGGCTCCCACACGTGTGCGTAGGATAGGCGGACTTCGCCGGTCACAATACGGGTCGGATTCTGAGTAGTCATAATCTTGTTCTTCTTTCTGTTCGTTACTTGTTTGGTTGAAAATCGGTGGTCGCGCTCACCAGGTCAAGCGCTGGCCGTTTATCGGATGCAGGAACCAGGGTGGGTTTGCCTGCAGGTTTGGTCACGAGATCGCCAAGAATCTCGTTGAAGGCGGGTTTACCCATCAGCTTTTCCATGGCTGTGAGGGTGATGAGCTTGCGGTCATAGATGTCCCTATAGCCAGCCGCCTCAGCCGCTGCAGCGACGTCGGTTTCGGAGGTGTATTTGCGTACCGAACGACCTGCGACGACTTTGAACCCGTCAAAGACCACGCCCTGGTTGACGGCCTTGGAGAGCGCGTAGGCTTCCACGTCGGATGCCCAGGACTTCAGATTCGGAATCTTCGCTAGTACGTCAGCGATCTCCGCATCACTCAGTTCTGCTGGTGGGGCGAACTCGAGCTTGGCCAGCGCAAGATTGGCTTCTGCTCTTGCCCGGCAGGTGGGAGTGAGCTTGCAGAACTGACACCACGACCCCGGACAAAACTCACCCTTACCTGCAGCGGCGAGCTCGGCTTTAGGTTTGACCTCTGCTTCAGCCCACTGTTCGAGCTCGGCAACAGAAATTTCCCAGGTGTCGACGTTCGCCCGGCGTGGCTGGTAGATCGTGACTGCTACGCGCTCGATGTCGTACAGGCTCCCGAAGGCGTGAAGCGCTCCGAGCGCATACAACATCAACTGCGGATTGTTCGCGGCCTCGACGAGGACGCCTTGCCCGTACTTAAGATCAATGATCTGCAGTACGGGTTCGGCGATAATGACGCAGTCCCCAGTGCCAAAACCTCCGGGCACAATATGGCTAAAATCCAGGCGCTGCTCGATCAGCACCTGCGGATCACCACAGGTCTCCTGGGCGATCGAGATGTGTTCCTGGACAAAGGCGACGTAGTCGTCGGCCAAGGTTTCCATCTCGTCATCAATCCAAGACGAGACCGGACGCTTCGAGCGCTGCTTGAGAGCCCTGCGAAGTTTGTGCTCAGCCAGTGCATGGGCGACGGTGCCTTGCTCGGCAGCAGCAGACGTGGATTCTGGCTCATCGGATTCCAGACGGGCGGAGGGCGTGCAGTTGAGCCACCTGTGCGCTCCAGATGCCGAGAGGAGTGCGTGGTCAGACGGTGCCATTAGCAATCTCCTTCGCCCGCTCAAGAAGCCAGCCGAACTTTGACGGATCCACCGCTGAGAGCTTGTCCGCACCAGCCTCGACGATCAGCTCACGAACCTTTGCAGTGTGGCCTTGCGCTGAGAGCTCGGAAAGAAAAGCACGTACTTCTTCGAGCGTCACCACCGGTTCAGGTTCAACCTCCGGCTCGTCCGCGAGTAGTTCTGGCTGGGCGTGCGTGGCTGGGACGGTTTCGCAGGGTTCCTTGATCTGCAGGGCAAGCTCCGGGCGTTCACCAGGCATTCCTGCGTGGTCTTCGAAGCTCTCCTCAACAATCTGCTGAGCCCGCGCAAGCAAATCGGCGAGCGACCGCATCGTCTGGTTTCCATCACGAATGAAGGCGTTAATTTCCGGCATCATCATTTGGACTCACCCGCCTTGAGAGCATCAGCCAGTGCCATGAGGTCGTCATCGGTGTTTTCGGTGATGTCGATCTGCTTGACCGAATCACCGGGGACAAGGATCATGACTTTGCGCGGGGTACCAAGCAGCAGGCGCATGAGCCGTTCACGCAGCCTCACGTTTTTGGTGGCGATGATTCCTGGGTCGTCAGGGATATGCCGGGCTATATGAAGCTTGAGACTATGTCGAGCCATCGGGCTTACCTTTCTTCCTCATTTATGGGAGTAGCCCGGTTGGCTTCTCCCTTCACCCCACTGCCGACACCAGCGAAAGTGTTAAACCGAGCAGCCTCCACCGCCTGTCGAATCAGTGGTTTTACCTCTGCCACCAGCTGCGATACCCGAGCACGGGTCAACCCCATATCGCGCGCCACCGCTGCCTGATTGAGCTTGTCGGTTGCGAGAAGGCGCACCATCACCTCACGATGCTGGGGATCCAACCCGTCGATGACATTCCAAAGTGCTGCGATCTCACGGGCACGCTGGACACTGTTCTCACGTTCGATGACCTGGTCTTCAGCGCTGATACCTGGTGAAGCTGGATCAAGATCGATTTCGAGCATCTGCTCATACGAAAACGGTGCGTTGTTCGGGACGCGGCATCCACGTCGAGGACCGCACCCAGCCCCGCACATGCATTTCTTCTTACCCTTGCCGCGATCTCCACGGACCGCTTTATGCGTGGCAGCTTCCTCTGCGTTCCACAGCTCGTCCAGAATCTTCTGCGGTGTGCAGGGCTTGACCTGATCGAGCGGAACACCCGTAGCTGCGGCGCGTTGCTGGCGGTCGGTAGCGATCATGAGAGCGAACTCCCCAGGGTCAATGTCGAAAGTGTCGGTGATGGACTCGTTCTTGTTGTTGTCTGCTTCGTGCTTGAAGGTGACCTTCATCGAAGGATCTCCATTTCTCCGGGAATCCCGGTGATTTGGAGACCTGATCTGTTTAACTCAGATCACTGGTGAGAACTGCTAGGAAGACGACAAAGGCGAGCCACCCCACCCAGCCCTCAGCAAAGAGGGGTTGGGTGCGGTGACCCGCCGAGCGCTCCCAGAGCAGGTCTCACTAGTGATTTGTTTGTCTACAACCACAGCCAGCACTCGCTGTGGAGGTCGCTCATCCGCCAGATGAGCTCCCGAACAATCACGCTCAGGCTTGGAGAACGTCAGTGCCGGTGGCCACCAGCACTACCGTCCCCACCCACCCGGCCCGCACTGTGTCGAAACCGAGTGGGCTGTGTACGACTACTTGCCGCGCTTGGACGGCTTAGTCTGCGCCAACGCCGAGGCGGCAACAGACTTCGAGTCCTTGCCATAACGGCCATCGGTCAGAATCTTCGACGCCTTGGACGCCACCTTCGCAGACGTCTGCTTACGGTTCCTTCCCATGTGCTTCACCTCCTCACAGATTCGGGCCAATAATTCTTCGCACCCGCGAGATTATTTCGGTAGAATCAGTGAGAGTGGTTGTTCTACTCAGTTAGCTCGCTGCCACTGCCAATGACGTTACGGAGCCACTTGAGACGAACTGAGACACGATTTGAGACAGGGTTGAGACGAGGAGGCGCTGGTGGAGTTTAAGGACTTCTTTAAGCTGCTGAGTTTGAACCTTGACCTTGGCTCCAACCGGGAAGAACGGATGCGTAACCTGTTGTCTTTGGTGTGTGAGGCAAACCCAGGTTTTGAAGGCACTGAGGATGATCCGGTGATGGCCCCTCCGGCTGCGTCGTTGAACCACATCGCCAGCGGCAACAGGTCCTTCAACTCAGATATTGCTGAGCCGATCTTGCGACACAATTTCGAGCCCTACGGACTCGTTGCGACGTTGCAGGAGCGTAGCCAACCCCAGCTGGAACGCATGGCGGAAGCAATTCGCCCCTTTGAACCGTCAATCACGTGGGAGCGTGTCCCTGAATGGTGTGCTGATTACTTCACCCGAGTCTTAACTGCGGCGACAACGAACCAGCAACTCGTGGAGGACGCTCAAGAAAAAGCTCGGCGTATCCAAACGGCCGCAGCACACAAGCGTTTGGGATCTGCTTTGCAGATGGAAGCTGGAGCAACCTGCCCAGCCTTAGGCTGTATGAATCAGCTTCTTCAAGTCAACGATCAAGGCGTGGCAGTCCCAAGCTTCGAGGTGACCGTCATCGACCCCGCAGACGATCCGCGAGATCCTGCGAATCTGATCGCGCTGTGTCCCCATCATCATGCGATGCACACAGGCGCTAATCCACAAGCCGTCCAAGAGCTCAAGGCAATAAAGGATCAACTCGTTTCGCAGTTCAAATCTCGCCTGGCCATATCCCCAGAAGGCATGGAGCAGTGGATACGGCAAGTGTTGGAGAAGATGGGCGGCGCTGGCCAAGGCGATTTACATCAACCGATCACAGAACCACTGGCGGTCGAAACAAAAATCCCAAATGACGTCATATTGCAGCAGGCTGTATTGGCACACGTCGCTGCGTGGTATGTCTTCATCGAATCGACGTTGAAACAGCTTGACTACAGCGACGGCTGGGATTTCGACGAAGTCCGGCACTCGATCAACTCTCAATACCGCAGACTCAAACGCCTTGGAATACCCCAGGACGACGTGTTTACTCAGCTTTCGCAATGGTTGCACACCACCACCGGTGGCAAACTCGTCGCGTGCCAGGCAGTGGTGTCCTACTTCATCCAAAAATGTGACGTGTTCGAAGCACCGTATCCGCCTGTCACCAGTGGGAAGGAGCCTCAGTATGCGCTTTCCTAACAAGCTCTACCCGTTCGGCGAATCCACGCTCTCACTATTCGCGCCAATTCTGACCATCCTCGAAGCCGAACCCGTCAGCATCAGCGAGCTTCGCGTGCGGCTCGATAATCCTGCGATCGAGGACGTTCTCGATGCGCTCACTGCCTTGTTTGCTCTCAAACAGATCAACGTCGACTCCACGACAGGGGTGATTGTCCGTGCTCGTTAGCGTCTGGTCAGACAAGTTCCGCAATAACGGTCAGGTTCGTCCACCGATCGTGTTCCATCCCGGATTGAACACGGTGCGTGGCGGGCAAAGCGCCCAAAACTCGATCGGTAAGTCCACCTTGCTGTTCATCGTGGACTACGCGTTCGGCGGTTCAACATTCGCAAAATCCAAAGCCGTCAGCGCGAAAGCTGAAGGTGCTCACACGATCTACTTCACCTTCCGCTTCAACGACGTGGACTATTACTTCTCGCGCACCACTAACGTGCCAGGGTTCGTCCAAACCTATGAGGATCCCGAATACAAGAACCCCGCTGAGCGGTGGGAGTTCGATGAATACGTAGGCTGGCTCAAACGCCAATACGGATTGTCAGGCATGGATGCTTCCTTCCGGCAGATCATGACAAGATTTGCCCGCATCCAGCAAAAAGCACTGAGCAACGTTGAGACCCCATTACAAGGCCCCGGCCGTGAACCAGTAGCCACTGGGCTGGCTGTGATGCGCCAGCTTTTCGGTGTCTATGACTACCTCAAAGAACTCGAACAAGCTCTCACCACGGCAACGGAAAATCTCAAGGCCGTGCAAAGAACCCAAAAGATTGGTGTGTTCCAAGCACAAAAACTGCGGTTGAAGAGGGAATACACGCAAGCGGTCAAGCACGTTCACCAACTCGAATCAGAACTCGACGCACACATCAAAGGCACCGATCAAGCAATGCTTGAACTCGACGTCGAGCACTCCGACCAGGCTGCAACGATCAAGAGCCATCTGCACGGGCTACGAATTGCACGCGGCAGACTGAAAGCAAAAATTCAGCGCCTCACACAGTCCCTAAACGAAGATTTCCCCACCATCACCGACCCAGACCTCGCACAACTACACGTATTCTTCCCCGACGCGGACCTCGAACGAATCGAAGACGTCCAACTCTTCCACCGAACTATCACCGAGATCGTCTCCGACGAAGTAGAAGACCAGATCACCGCCTACCAGCAAGAACTGGGCTCGCTGACCACCTTCATCGGTGAGGCCGAACAACAGCTCCGAGATCTGAATGTGCCCATCCACGTCTCAGAGAAAGAACTGCGCCGCAACGCCGAAATCGGCGGGCAGCTTGCACTCGTCAAGGAACAAGTAGAAGCCTGGGAAGCAACCCAAGACCTCAAATCAGAGAAGAAAGACGCTGAAGCCCGCCTGAATGAGACCCGTAAGAGCTACGACCGTGAGATCGAAACGAAACTCAACGCTGAGATCGCACGCCTCGACCGCTTCATTCATGAAGGCTCAGGCGACTGGTACCCGCCAGTGTTCACATTCTCCGACACCGGCAAGAGCTACACCTACGGCTCCGAAGTTGACGATGGAACCGGCACAACCGGAAAGAACCTGATCCTGTTCGACCTAGCCATGCTGGAGCTGACCGCGCTGCCATACGTGATCCACGATCACCCGCTGCACCAAAGCATCGAAGACGCAACCGTCGGTCGAATCCTTGAGCTCTACCAGCGCTTCACCAACAAGCAGATATTCATCGCCTTCGATAAAGACGAGCACTATGCAGAAGCGCCCGAAGTCAACACAATCGTCACCCAAACAGCAGTGATCGAACTAGGCAAAGAACACGAAGCACTCTACGGATGGACATGGAACAAGAAACCCAGCAGGAACCCCAAACAAGAGGAAGGCGCGCGATGAAGATCAGCTACAAACCATTGTGGAAGCTCCTCATCGATAAAAGCATGAGGAAGCAAGACCTGCAAGTCGCCGCCAAGATCAGCGCGGGTTCCATTGCGAAGCTTGGCAAAGATGAAAACATCACCACCGATGTCCTGATCAAGATCTGCAACGCTCTCGACTGCGACCTGTTCGACATCCTCGAAACCATCCCGACCGATAACACACAAGACGTAACAGCCCTCGAACAACAAGGAGAAGCGAATGGCCGCTAAAAGTAAGAAAACCCTAGAACAAAAACTGTGGGACGCGGCCGACAAGCTTCGTGGTAACCAAGAGCCCTCAGAATACAAGCACGTCGTGTTGGGTCTGGTGTTCCTCAAGTATGTCTCTGACCGTTTCTAGGAACGTCGCGCAGCGCTCAAAGATGAACTACGCGAAGATGGCATCGACGAGGCCCAGTTCGAAGACTTCCTCGAAGACCGTGACGAATACGCGGGACACAACGTTTTCTGGGTACCTGAAGGAGCACGCTGGCACCATCTACAAGATCAAGCCAAGCAACCAGAGATCGGCCAGCTCATCGATGAAGCGATGCAGCTGATTGAACGGGAAAACCCGACGCTGCGAGGCGTCCTCCCACGCAACTACAGTCGCGAAGGTTTAGACAAGAAACGCCTCGGCGGGTTAGTCGATCTCATCGGCACAATCGGGTTCGGCTCGGACGCTGATCATGGTTCCGACGACGTGCTCGGCTCGGTCTACGAATACTTTCTCGGACAGTTTGCAGGAAAAGAAACAGGTAAGGAAGGCGGAGCCTTCTACACGCCGCGTTCTGTCGTCCAAACGCTCGTGGAAATGCTGCAACCATTCGAAGGACGTGTGCTGGAAACTAGCCGACCGGATTGGATACATTTCAGCGCTGGCTTTGCGCTTGTGGCCTGA